CTTTCCATTGCTTAGTTAGCGTTCCGGCAACATCGTCTACAATCTCTTGGTAGACGTTAGGTACAAGTTCAATCGTTGTTTGTGTCATTTTAACCTCTTAATATCCAGAGTATATTTCCGTAGTGCTTCCCGGGCCTGCGATATAGTTTCCACCCGCGTTGATTTGGAAAGACGAGCATCGCAGGTAGCCCATATTCATCAGCGTTGCTCCGGCTTGTATAACCACAGCACCGCACGTCTGTTCCTGTCCTGACGAAATCGCTGCAGTCGTTCCGGCGTAGATAGTCCAGTTTGGGGTTACGTACTGATAAAGAATAGACTGTGCGAGAGCGACAAGCCCTTGATCGTTCGCGTATATCGGTGTAGGCCCGTTTCTAAGTAGTGTCATTTCGTGTACACCCCGGTATATGAGATGTTTATCGCGCCGCCAGACGTGTTTAGAACTTGGATGTAGAATGTATTGTTCACGTCTTCTACGAGGGAAAGCCGCCCACCTGCGCCAGTATCGTAGTCGTATTGTATTGATGTGTTCGGCGTAATGAAGAATAATTGAACGGCGCCGCTGTACCTAATGTTGTGAACGGTCGCCTCATTGCTGCTGCCTGGTTGGATGTTGAATGTGGCGCCGTTTGCGAGACTTGCTGATTCCCCACAGAATTTGTCACCTTGTGAAACCATCGTTTTTTCCTCCTACTGTGCAGCTGCTACGGTCTGCGTGAATATCCCCGCTGCTGCCCACGCCAATGTGAGTGTTCCACTCGTCACCATCTGCGCGCCGAGGTCAAGGTAGCAAAGTAACGGATTACTATTCGTCGTCGAGGCTGCAGCTGCATATTGCAGGATCGCGTATTCCGCCGCGATACTCGCGTTCGTCGTGAATACCAGCGGGCCGGACGTCTTGAGCCCTACGACCCCTGCCGCCACCGTCGGAACGACCGTCGCGACTCCTGAACCGCCGAGTGAGTAACCGTTACAGGCTGCAATCTCGAACGGACTTGATGCCGCCCATTTTATGTCGTTGTACGTTTTCCAACTCGTCTTTACAGGCGCGTCTGCTGTCGGACCGAGCACGCAGAACGTCGATGTGCTATTTGCTTGTATGTTTACTAATCCGGTCATCGTTGCGACCGGAGCATTATCAAAGACCGCTGAGGTCAATTCTATCACTCCTTTTCCTAATAAATCGCTTGCAATCGTTGTCGTTATGCTTAAGTCCAATGTGCTGCAAACCGCCTTTCACACCGTCCCTGCAGTGATAATGGTAGTTCTCCGGGTCTATCCTATCGTCTGGCAACGGGCGCCCTTTGTGACAAGTCGTGCAGTTCCGCAGTTCCTCGAGCGGCGGCAGAATATTGTTTCTCACCGTCACTTTTGGCGGATAGACCTTCATAGGGGCAAGTTCAATCGTTTCGATGTCTACCATTATTTTCAAATTACAATCTGTGCAAGCGTCCAGCCATGCGATTCAGTTTCTTTGTGATGTACCGCATTTGGCGTGTATAATGTTGCGAACGTGGAGATGCTACATCTGCGTCGATCGCATTAACTGCTGTAATTGCTGTCGCTATGTCCGTGGCGACGGTCGAATCGCTTTGCGTTCCTATTTCAGTCTTTGCTACTTTACTTTTCGTCACCGCTATCACCTCCTACGTGTCGTATTGGCGCTCTCGCGCAGTTATAATTTGTAAACCGTTATTCGCTACTTCTGGCATGATTGCCGTGATATATAACTCTCGGCTTTTCCAGATTATTCGCATTGAAGATTCGAGTCCTCGTAGGCTTGAGGGCACTATAATTGAATACACGATCTCGGCCTGTGGCCTGTCACCAACCATAACCTCTTCGGCATTGGTCGGGATCACTGACGCCTTTACGTTGTCAGCGAATACTGGCCAGTCGTCTAGCCAACCAGCACCGGCAGTTTGCTCGTCAGGCTTACTTTCAATCGTGATTCGATCTCCAAAATAAATGTAACGGGGGATTCTCAATATCTTGTATCCTCCCAGATATCCTGAATAAATGCTCGCGGGTACTTCTTTCTGTCAAGGCCGCCAGCGTAGACCATTGGGTCGCCTGAGAGGTGACTTCTAAGAATCTCAGATAGTTCTTCGTATTGTTCAACGATATAACGAGGATCAGTGTTAGACAAACCGCCTACTCGAGTTGGCGGGAATTTACGAAACTTTGTTGCTACTGCCTCGGCTGCATCTGCAGCCGGCCCGTGTAGTTCATCCTTGCTCGGTGTCGGATTTTCGATAAGGTCTATGCAACTCAGAATCTCTTCATCTGAAAGTAACTGGTTTTGTGGATCATCAACAGCGGTGTCGCCGATGAGAAACCGCACGACGTCTTTCGGGTTGTCCGCTGCCCCACTCGTTTCTGTGAGGATCGACCCATACGTGAAGTGCATTAGTTTCTCACCGTGTTCCGCTAAATTCGTTTAAGCTACTGCGCCTATGAAGTAGCTGCCCATACGGGTAGCGACTACCTTCGAGGACCAGAAAGCTTCGATCTCTATCTTGTTCGTCTTGGTGTCGGGATCGACCCATTCCGAGATAGCCTGTCCGCCTGCAGCGGCACCAGGGGCGTTGCTCCACGTCAATGTTGCCATTGCGGTCGCTGTCTTAGGCCCAATCCTGGGTGCTGTGTAGCAGAGTAGCGCATCTTTCCCGTAACTAAATGCGAAAACGGGTGTTGCGCCTCTCCTTGCGGTGTTGGTGACTACCTTCGGCACATAGATGTTGTCGATTTCGAGAACACGCGCAAGCATCTCGACCGTGATACTGTCGGCACTGACATACTGGTATTGGTCTTTGATATCGGGGTGCATCTTTAATGCTAAGAATGTCCGAGGACCAATAATCAGTGTGTTCGGATACTTTCCGGTCTTTTCTTGCTGGTTGGTTGCCGCGTTCAGGATGTCGTCAACAGGCGAGCTGTTGGTCCGGTCAGACCAATAGCAGAACGTAGAGCCTGCGCCTACACCTGTCGGGTTCGACGTCTGTGCTTCGCCGGTGTATCTGCCGGCAGAGTCCCAAGCGCTTGCGGTCATTGCTGTTGCGATAAGGTCGCTTTCTCTTTTGAGAAGCATCTTGTCGGTCAACAGTTCCGTTGCGTCTGCGTGTAGATCGAAGATTGTGTCCGCGATCTTGAAATCCTCGTCTGTAAGGATTTTCTTTAGAGCCCACCGCTTGACTGCATACGTGCCTTTGGTAAGACCGTACTCAGTGGCTACCGATGGAGTCCCTGCAGCGCGTTCCTGAACCTCATCCCTCATGAAGTCTTCTTGGTTGTACTTCCAATACTGACCTGCTTTGTCATCGACGGGGAGGTTGGGACATACTAAACTTGCTACAAATGCATCATCGGCTTGGGTGTACTCTTCACTGTAAGTCGTGAGTGCCCTGCTGATGTGCATCATATCGTAGGTTGGTTCCATTTTTCTTCACCTCCTTATGTCGAAGTCACAAAGAATACCCAAATTGCGCCGGTATCGGCGTTCGTAAAGGTCGTGGTGTGCGCGTAAGTCAAACCGAGAGTTGTTGCCGCCGTCACTGTGCAACCTGCGCCTCCGACTGCAGAAGCGTTTATCGCTGCTACTGCACCTGCTTGCCCACAGTTCGCCGACGTGAGCGATAGCACACCGCCGGTTACTGCGCCTGCGGATGAGGTCAGCGTCAGTGAACCGCTCTTGCCTGCTACGCTGCATGGTGTGTCGATCGTTGCGTAAACTGCTGTGATCGTACCTGCGCTTGGCACCGGAATGCCTGTGACGATTGCGCCGTCAAGTAGTAATGTAGCGAGTGGTACTCTCACTGGATGAATCACTGGTGCGCCTGCGGACACGCCGAGGCTTGGACCCTTGTTGTCGAGTAGGACTTCGCCTATGTCGCCTTGTAACTGCGAGGTCATTGCTACACCAACGATTGGGTTTGATCCCGTCGCGTGAATGAGCGTTCCGTCAGCTGCAGCTTCCATAGCCCACCCTGGCGTTGCTCCGCCAACACCAACGAGGTAAAATGACTTGCCGGTTGTCATAACCATGCAAATGTCATCCTGATTTCGCGGGTTTGTCTGTAGGATTCCCATTGACGGGTTAGCTGTTGCTGCGAGCGCGGCTCGACCATTACTGTCGATCTGAACGGCTGAGTAAATCAGGCCGGTTGCGTTTGTGAGGTCAGATGTGCATATATTCGTTGCCGCGTGCATCGAATATACGTTGCCTGGTTGCATTGTCGCCATTATGCTCGACCCCTTCGCTGCTCGATCTCGTCTTGATACGCGCCTGTAGAGTTGTAGGCTTCACGAATCACGGCTGTTTTCTTGACCTTGCCGGCGGACTTCTCCATCGCTTGTTTCACGATGGCATCGACTTTGCCTTGCGGCGAGTCTGAAGTATATCCTTTGCCAAGTTCCTCGAAAGCTTTGCTCGAAGTCATGCTCTTCGCCATCAGCTTGCTTGTGCCGGTAAGACCATCTTCCAGACCTTTGTAGACGTCTGGCGCTTTGGTCGCGACTTCGCGCAGGATGTTGGCGAGGTCCGGAATCGCAAGGTTCTCAAAATCCTTCGCCTTGTTTCCGAAAACTTCGACTTGTCTCTCTTCTTCGTATTTAGCGGCCTTCGCCATCGCCTCTTTAGCGATCTTCTCATTCTCTGCGCTCTTTTTGAGAAGCATTTCGACGTAAGGCTTCGCTTCCTTCGGGACGTTTGCCAGATCAGGCAGTTCGCTTCCGCTCTTTGCCATCCCTGTCTTTACTTCCGGAGTCTCTGCAGGTTTTTCGCCGCCAAGCAGTGCAGGCAGCGAGCCTACGACACCCTTGAGTTCGTCAGCGCCGAGTGCTAGTGAACGCACGCCAAATCGCGTGTATTCTTGCACTTGCTCACTCGTCCCTTCTTTTTCAAAGAGTTCGGTAAGCTTTGCGTCAACGGAGGGGTCAAGTTCCGGAAGAGTCTCCATGAAATTGTCTTCCATGATGTTCTCCTATTTTTTAATTCAATGGGCAGTCTGCGCCTTCACAGGTCGCTACTATCGTGTGCATATTGTTCGCTGCTACTGCAACGAAGCCGACCGTTGCCGGTCGTATCTTTGTCAGTTTCAGGATCGTATCGACATCTCCGGCGTTCTTCGCCATATATCCAGGCGGAGCTTCGCCGTAGAGGCCTTCTAGTCTCCCGAACATGCTCTGACCCTTGTAGGTTCCAGCGTCGATTTCCTTTTTCAGGTCGTCTGAAACGCTGTGTGCTACACGCCAACTGCCAACAGGTATGTCACGATCTCCAAGCTTTTCAGGTTGGCTCGTGATGTAACTCTCAACAACTCGTGCGTCGGCTAGTTTCTGGTGCTCGGTATCCGCCAGCTGTGAATGCTCCATATACCAATGTGCCGCGTCTTGCAGGACTTCCGGCGGCGCCCAATGGTTTTGGTCATCCAGCTGGTTCGGCGCATAAACAACCCCTTGCACCACGTTCCTTTTGTCAGGGGCATCAGCCATAAACAGCCCGAATTGATGCTCGTTATCAGATAACGTAGCGGACTTACTCATATTTGAACTTGTGCTATTTGTGTCGTCGGATGTTCCGGTCGGCCAGCCCAATTTCTTCGAGTAAGCAGCTAATTGTCCGGCTATCTTTGCTTTATCTGCAGCCGGTATTCCCTGCGCCTGATCGAATCTTGATTTCGCTGCGTGAATGGCGTCAGGAATAGCGAATAATACACCATCAATGACCGTAGCGATCGGGAATTTCATATCACTTGTTTTTCCGGTCCCTGGATCATATAAGAAGGCTCGCCCATATTTGCCCGTGTCAATCGTTCCGTCAGGCTTCTTAGCCCACGCTTTGAGTGTTTTGCGTGCCTGTCCTTCGTTCCAGCCAACGTCTTCGTGCGCTAGTGGTAACGCTGCGGCTTTCGCCATGTCGATTGCTACGAACTGAGGCTCTATTCCGCCGTCCAGAACTGTCTTGATCGCCTTTATCTTACGAACCAGTTCGGCGCCGGCCAGATTCACAGAGCCAGATTTAGCCATCTTCGTCAGGACTTTCGGATGCGGCAGTACAAAGTCTGCCATAATCGAATCTCCGATTCCCTGACCAAGTGCTATCGTGAGGTCGGGGTCGAGGTTATCAAGTTCTTGTGCAAGGTTGTCCCGCCATTCGAGGACTTCGTTAGGTTTAGGACCGCGTGCATTGCCATCTTTACCCATCAACATAACCGGAACCTGATGCATGATCGCTACATCTGATCTCTTGAGCCCAAGAGGTGCGAGGTAATTCTTGTCGAACATCGCCCCTGCGACACCCACCATTGGCTTGCCGCGAACCATTTCAGCGTTGTCAGGCGAACCTTCGACGAATGCAATGAGTGGCTGTCCCTCTTTTAGGATTGGTATTTGAGGTGGCACATCGCTCTTGTGCATATCAGTCCAGCCGAGTCGCTTTGAATAACCCGCCAGGACTGAGGCGATTCGAGCTTTAGCAGCGGCAGGAATACTGCTTCCAAGCAAGCGCCCTTTTGCCGCCCGAATCGCGTTCGGCACCGCAGTAAGTGTCCCGTTTATAACTGTCGCTATTGGGAATTTATATGACGTCAGTAAGGTGGACGGGGTGCCGTGAAACAAGAAGCCCTGTCCGTACTTGGCCGTATCAACTGTTCCATCTGGTTTTGTAGCCCATTTCCGAAGTGCGGCTCTTGCGGCACCCGCATCCCACGTAGTTCCTGCCGAGGCCATTGGCATACCTGCTTTGGCTAACGGCAGATTCACCTCTTTTGGATTGGTGAACATTGGAGAAAGTGGCATACGGTTGCTGATCCGCAAGCCACGCTTTTTCATTTCGTTGTAAATGTTCTCGCCTGGCGTGACGAATGCCTGTGCCGGCTGTTCCATTCGGATAGCGTCGCCGAACCATTCGTTATAGGCTCCCCATGCCTTAGCGAGTTGTGCGTCTGAAAACTTACCGAGGACGGCTGGTGTGACGCTCACTGAAGCAATGAGCGATTGATCCAGGGCGCCCTTCTCTATTTCTTGTTCTGAAATCGACATATCTTATGCCCTCCTCGTCTTAGTTCGTGCAGGAATCTTCTTCTTAGCCGGCGGTTTCTTAGCTGGTGCTGGTTGCGTCGTCGGTTTAGCAAGTGCCGGAGGCGGTGCTGCTGCGCGTGCCCCGGGTTCTGCCGCCGTTACGGTCCCACCTGCGAGGTCAGCCGAAGTCTCGTTAGTTGTTGGGCCTTCGACCCACGCTGCCTGCTGTGGTGTGGCTGCTGCTGCTGCTGCCATCGCTTCTTTGATGTGGTCTGCAATCTCGTTGTTCGCAGTTGTGTCCACGTGTGGCAGTCCCGCCTCGTCGAGTATTGCATTCAAGAGGTCGTCGTTCGGGAAGATCGCTGCGCTCGCCTTAACGAGGTTCGCCATCAACTTGCCGAGGTCCGCAACTTCAGTCTTAGCGACGTTGCCGTGAACCAGTTTCGGGATGCCTGAAACTGCGCCGAAGTCGTTGTATTCGGCTAACTGCGTCATCGCCTGCTTGTTTATTGTTTCGCAGATAGCATCGCAGATTGATTCGATAAACATAACAAAGAAACTCGATTTATTGCTCGAGAGTGCGTAGGAACCTGGCCCTCCGGACGGGAGTAACATAAAGTCGGCCTGCAGTCCTCGAGCGATCTCTGCCTGATATCTCTGGATAGGCTGCAACGTTGGCAACCCTGTTCCACGAGTGGTTAGTTGCTGGCCGCCGGTGAGCCCTATTGAATACATCGGCACGCTGGTTGCTGGCCACACATCTGAAGGGATAACAAAGTTAGCGTCTTCATTTCTGCGAACGTTGTCAGCAATGTCCTGATACTTCTTGAGTACTTTCGTATTCTTTTTAAGCCAGTTCTCGGACGGGATTCGCACTTCTGGCAGTCCAGCGACGTTTCGCTCAATGCCGATCAGTTCAATGAGTTCCAGTTTGTGTTTCGCGTACCAAGCCATATAGACCCCGCGCCACCAGCTCTCACCTTCGGGGTTGTTCTTTGTGCTGTTGTGGCGGAAGTGGATGCACTTCTCTATCGGGATCGTGATGTATTCAGATGCAGGGATGAGTACCTGTTGCGTGAACCCTGTGAGTTCCTGCGTCTTGAGATCAAAGTCCCAACGATAAACAGTTTCTTGTGGTCTGAATCCCCACTTCTTCCAGCCTATGTGGCCGTCAGGGCGCCGCATCCAAACCATCTCAAACAAGCCGAAGCCCATATCAGGATAGGTTAGGATCTCATTCAACTTCTCCTGCCAGGACATATCGAGTGAATTGAAAATACAATCAGTAGCAAAGTCTGCGAAGGCCTTGTCGCCGCTAAGCGTTCCGGCAGGTTGTATGAAAAACTCGACCTGGTGAATGGCCATCTTCGTAGCGTTGCCGACAGCCGCAACCGTGGCGTCGGTCCCCATCATAGTCTTATAGGTGCGAAGCCGTTGCTTACGGTTCTGTAACTTAGGAAGCCACTCTTCTAAGATGAATCCGTACGCTTCTCTCAGTCCTGGCTTACCGATCTCAGCCATCGTAGCAGCAGGCCGTCCGGCTCCTGGTGCTCTCCGTTTCACAATCTTAGCCGGTTTCGCCTTAGTTTTAGTCGCTGCCATTGTTAATCACAACTGGTCCATGTATTCGTATCCGCGTCCGTAGCTGACTCCCGGCATAATGCTTTTGTAAAGCCGACGCGTCAGGGAAAAAGTGTAGACGCCATATCTCATAGCGTCCATAAGATCATCGAAGCCTGCTTTCTTGTTCGGCAGTTCCATAACTCTACCTGCCTGATCCTTCGCTCGTTGGTAGCCGCCGATTTCAGAAAGGAAGTGGTCGCATTGAGTATGAATCTTGATACTATATTGCCTAACGGCGCCAATGCCGTCGAGGACATTCTTCTGTGCTGGCTGCGCGTTTAATCCGCCAATCTGCATCTCTTTGATGCTGGCCGGATTCGCCGAGTCACAATAAATAGGGATGTTTTCGGCTATGCCATTCGCGTTCAATTTGGACTTGATTGAATCAATGAAGTCTCGGTTAAGCTCCTCGCGCTGATACACCTCGTCAATGACGTAGAGGTCGTGGTTCTCATCGTCAATGCCCATCACGCAGAACGCCGAAGGGTGAGAATACCCGAAGTCAGCACCGCCGATGATCGTGTCAAACTTTGTCTCTTTCGGCTCGAAGCCCCACGGTTCCCAATTCTCATAGACCATCGCGCCGAGTTCACCCCAAAGTCCGAGCGTGTAAACCTTGAATCGGTTCTTGTCCTTGATGTTCTCAAGGGATTTCTTGTAAGCCTCATCAATAAACTCGTTGTCTTTATAGGTGTAGTGGCGAACGCTTGTGTCTTCATCTTCCAATGGTTGATCCTGATTGTCAAAGAACAGTTCGTGCAACCAATGGTTCCGGTCGATAGGATTGAATGTTAAGATAAGTTGTCGGGATTGTCCTTCGGGAAGTTCACGGCCACGAAGGCGCATCCGGATCATCTCAAATTCTTCAAGTGAAAGCTCTGTCGGCTCCTCAATCCACATCCCTGAGATATCGGTAAGGGACTTGATTGAGGCTGCAACCTCACCGCCTTGAGAATCCACGATCGCCATTCCTTGTATGACTGATCCGTTCTCGAACGTGATCTTCATAGTGGTGTTGTTGGGATGATACGGGATCAGATTCTCATTCAAAATCTGAATGAGCATACGATATGCCGTAACGCGCAACCGTGGCGACCAGGCTCGCATTACGATCGTCATTGAATTGGGATACTTGAGCGACTTCATTATGACTTTCTGCGCTGCTGCGACTGAATTATGCGTTACTGTAAAGTCTTCAAGGAGATACCTACCGTCGCCGTCGAGTTGGAAGCCAACCCATTCGCCTTCCCCGTCTGGTTCAACTTTTATGGACGTTGCGCCTTCGGTTGACCCAAACTGGTGCGATGTTCTGGTTGCCTGCTTTCTGGCGATCTTAGTCGGAATCATGTTTACAGCGCCCGTAATGTGCAGACGCCAATAAAGTCCCTCGAAACCGATAGATTTGATCGTCTTCTTGACTTTGCGACACGAACAACGCAGCCCTAGTGAATGACAGATGTACCGCACTTGTTTTGCGAGTTGTTCGTCTTTCTGAATAAAATCAAAGCCCCCGTGACTTATTGACCCGTCTGTGTCTATAAGTCCAGCCAGCAACGCCAAGCGCGTCTTTCGACTACCGTAAAGAAAATCGTCGGGAATATGCTTGTTATTAAGAAGATTGTAATGCTGGAATGCGTGGAGCAGCACCGTAGCGACGCCACCTTTATTTCCATTTGTTAGGTGGTAGCTTCTTGCGGAGGTTCCTTTTTTACGAATGATTGTGGTTTTTAATAGCCACTCTGAAGCGAAGTTAAACAAAAATTCAACTATCTCGTCATCGGCGGTGGTAATCGTGGTGCTGTTTGAATGGCCATCCCCCAACCATAGTCCTAAGAAATACGGGTCAACCTTTGGCTCAGTATTTTTGGGAAAATCGACTCCGACTGAAAATCCGTAGAAGTGGCGTTTCCACTTCTTCCCTTTTTCGAGGTATTCCGGAAGTGGGATATCAACAATGTCCGGCTCATCCGGATATACGCCTCTTGGGCGTTTGTAGTTGCCTGAGTCGTAAAGTTTGCCTTTGTCCTTCGTAGAGAAATCTGCTTTTTTAAGTGTGAGCGTATGTTGGTCGTTCACCACATAATCCATTCCGCGCGTCTGGTGAACCTTGTAAAGTGGGCCATACCCGCTGTGCGTTTCGACGACGTTTCTCGGGTTTGAATCAGGTCCCATAACTTGATCGCCGATTTTGATGTCCTCAACTTTTACAAGTTCTCCGTTGAACTTAACGACCAGTGTGCCTTTCTTCAAAGTCTTGCCAGCACCTGCGCCGCCTTCGGCCACTAGATAGCGTCGCTTCTCTAAGAAAAATGGAAGAAAACTCTCTTGCGGGAATGCTCGAGGCCTGACTTCACGGCCAATGATCTCAGGACCGTATTCAGGGGGTTCTGCGCCTAACTTCAGAGCCTCGATATCGTGTGATTCAGGCTGAAAGGGAATGTCATCATCGCCAAGGTCAAGGTCGATGTGGTCGATATCGCCATCTACACGTTCGTTTCGCTTCCAGGGCGATTTAATTCGCCGACCTTTTGCTGATGCCATTACGTGTTTCCTACAGGAAACGGGCTACTCGGGTTCCACTCTGAGCAATATGCTGCCAGTAAGTTGTTCCGTGGCTTTTAAATGGAGCCTTAATTTGCCATCTTCCGGCATGATTTCAATGCGAATTATCGTTAATTTCTTCTGCTTCGCCTGATTTTCTTCTATTACGCTCTTAATTAACTCAAAATCGCTTCTGGAAACCCTTAATACGAGCTTATTTTCGTCAACGGAGAAAGAACATCCCGCAGAATTGTCCAAAAACTCACCTCAAGTTTACCACTTCTTGCCGCCGTGGGCCTTGAATCCAGCGATGCGGCCTGCGGCCTTCGCGACTTGTTTCTTTGTCCCTTGTGCAAGTGCCTTACCTGTTGTGGGGCTTCTTAGAACGTGTGATCCCTTGGCGCCTTTCTTTTTGAGCTTAGTCTTCCCAGGGGTATTACCTGCTTTTTGAATTGGCATTTCTCCTCCTATCTGAATATATACACGACGCCGATTACGATGAGTGCTATAAGGCACGCGCCCACAATATCACCGATTGTCTGTTTTGACATCCCGATCCTCCTGTGCGAACGCTGCCTCGTAATAGACTTTCAACGTGATCCCTTCTGCATTAAGCATTAGATTCTGTAAGTTATCCATATAGCGACGAGCGATCTGTTCTGCCGTTTGGTGGCATCGCAGGTCACAACCTTCGCCTTCGTGTTCAAACATCTTTAGGGCCAGTCATGGTTTCCATCCGGATTCTCTTATCGTCAATATCCTCAATGTCGATCGGTTCTTTGCGTTCTTTCCGATAATCGAAAGAATACGTGAACCGTTCCGGAGTCTGAATCATTTGATCCACGGTGGTACGACTCGTTGGACGCCCATATATGAGTCTTTGCTGCCTTTGTCTACATTGATGATTTCATACTCTAAGTGGCTGCCGTCCTTGCATCGCGCCTTGTTGTTGCGTCCCATCGAATGTTTGAATGACATTACTTAGGTCTGGTCCGCGTTCCTACGTTCGGTTGTGTCTTCGTTATTGGTCGGGTGCGAGTCCCGACGTTCGGCCCTGTGCCTTGTTTTGGTGGAGTTGTAGTTCCTGTATTCGGAGTCGCACCTGCGTTGGGCCGCGTTCGTTGTCCGATGTTAGGTGGCGTTCCTTGCACTGGTCGCGTTCTCGTCCCGCGTGCCTGAGTTACTGACGGCGCATTCGCAGTATTCGCTCCGATAATAGGGACGCCTTGTTTTGAGATATTCGCGCCTGACGCAACTGCTTGTGGTGTCGTGGTCACAGGTTTCGCTGTTCCTCCAACTGACTGGCCAGACGCGACGGGGGCCGAATACCCGGGAACCGCTGCATTGCCTTGTCTAACAGTCTGCTTCTTTCCAACCGTTACTTTTCCACGTGCCATCGTTAATTCACTTCCCCTTTGCTTTCTTAGCCGCTCGTGCTGCGGCCATACGCGCACCGAAGTTTGCTTTGCTATTTGCCTTTGCAGGCTTCGCCGGAACCTTTACTGCTTTCTTTGCCATTTGTTTTCACCTGATCCCCAACCAGTTCAAAATCACGACAACCATTATGATTGTCACCACTACATTAAGATACGATACTTCCATTTTAGTTCACCTATTGCTCTTTCTATAACTTCTATCGAGCGAAATAATGGGTCTAATGCTTCCACCAAATCGTCTCTAAGTGCTTCCAAGTCAGATTCAAACATCTTCACGCCTCTGAATGTATTGCACCATCCACGCTACCACGTCTTCCATAGACTTACTCTTACCATCCACGGCCTGCAACATTCCACCTCGTTTCATCATCCACGTATGATCCTCACTTGAAACGAAAATCTTCTTTCTATCTGCAACCCATTTCTTGTAATACGTTGACGCCGGAGTCTCGCCTTTCGGAGGGTTCATACGTCCTTAACCTCATCCCCGAACACAATCGTCACGCTTCCAGTAACCTCAGTCTTCCTCTCCTTGTTAAGTTGGAAAATATCATTGAACGTATCCTGCGCCATCTTGTATCTCTCGCGTTTCTCACGAGCGCTTAGATTCAGTTCATCTTCATTATCCATCATATCCGAATATTTATCCAACTGTTTCTGAGCCCGCTTGATTGCCTTCGCCTTGTATTTCTTGATAAGCTTCTCGTTCTGCGCGAGCTCCATCTTCATTATATGATCGTCATACGCTTCCGCCCGGCGAATCCAATCGTGTTTCTTGCCGTATGATCTTAATGTGGAGGGTTGAAGGTCAAACTCGACTCCTGAGTATTTCTTCTGGACAGCCGTATAGGTCCTTGTGGGGCCATAATCACGGAAAAAACAAAATAATTCATACGCCTTCGTAGGTTCGTCATCTCGACGATCCCAAGGATCATTAAGCTCTTTAGACTCTTCTGTCATCTACACTTGACGTAGGCACCGGAGTTGTATAAAAACCTATAAGAATCTGAGCGTTGATTTACTATCAGCGACGAGGGCATTAGAAGTCCCATGGTGGCAAATGTTTTCGTCGCAAAAACCTATAAACAATGAAGGCTATTTTCTTATGGGCGCCAGTAGGCAAGCGCTTGCCGATGACTGATACGCCCCTGATTTTAAAAAGTATTAAATACCTAGACAAGAATGCGTTACGTGCTTCAGCAGCACTCGCGGAAGACCACACCTAAGAGTCGAACACCTTGGCCTCACAATCTTTTCTCTGTTCGGCTCTTCCTTCCTTCTGATGGTTATGTTTTCTGTAACAATTTTAAAACGAATCAACACTGGTAGATTAATCCAGACGTCTTTGATGAATGATTGGGACCAGAATCGAGGGAAAAAGCCTCGAAAAAAATCCCAACCAATTAATTGACGGCCCTCTTTTGGTAATTAAGGTTCAAATAAAGCTTTAGCCGTAGGTATCTTTATATATTAGTAGAATCGGGGAAAAAGAGACGAGAGTGTACTTATTGATGCATCACTTAAAAAATTAATATTATTCATAAATCTACTTTTATATTAATTCAGAAATTCTCTTGGAAGTTTGAGGAGATGCCTAGGCTTTGCGTCCCTCCAGATTAGACGTAGGGATCGCTTGAACTAGTGGCTAGTGGCTAGCGGCTAGGTGCTAGGATCAGTTCACATTGTCTTAACTGCTTCCCGAATGAACACTATAGCATGTCTAATATGTAGTGGCACTAAGTATTTCTTTATATACTCTAGTCAGGTTGTGTTAGATTATTGTACAATACGAGAATGGATGCGGTCATATAGTTTTATTATTCTCTGGTTGTGTTAGTTTATTCTCTTGTTGTCTCATTGTTGTTGTATCATCAAGATATAGTTCTCTTATGAGTTGAGTATTGGGTTATTATTGCTTATGATATGGGATGATAGAAGGCCCATCTATTGCTTACGAATGGCCCCGATAGGGTGGCGATATGGGCGGTCGAATCACGGGTGACTAGTTCCATATAAAGCCACCTGTCCAGAGTCAAGATTATAAAGAACGTCTGTGCGTTCTTTAAATGCTTAAATGAGCAATCTGCTAGGCGTTGGCGTTTGGATTTGCCACATCGGTTAAATATGGCTTCTATCTACAAGTTTGGATTATATCAGTTATCACTATTCAATGCTTGTTGCTTGCTCTGATCGTTCTATTAATCGTATCATATAGTCTATCTATATATAGTATTAAATCTAAGTATAGGTTGTCTAATGCAAGAGGTGACTTGAACCGTTATCTCTGAAGTTTAGAGGACATCGGATAGACCCGTAAGCGGAAAGGGTAGCCACTTAAACGCGGTGTGCGTGTGGTGAGGGGAGTTATGCGGGACGATGTTTGAAGAAGAGCACGTAGGAAATAGACTTGCTTGATGTGCTAACACGATAAGCGATAACTGTTGGCAGATATGGGAAACGACCTTATCAAGTATCGAGGAAGTTCATATACGATCTTTGGGATGATCTGACTTTAGTATATCCCTACTTTTTTATATGGCCGTGTGTGTTGCGTTGGGATAATACGCCATAGAGGAAACGCTTAAATGTCGCCACAGAGAGCGAAACGGCCTTTCTAAAGTAGGTGAGTTTGAAAAATGTATAATGGAACGATGTTTTCAGGGATCACGAACCTGCTCATACAGTTTGTGATTAACTACGCACTGCTGCACAATATCGGCATTAGCGGACTTACGCCACAAGGCGCGGCTAATATCTTGAGTTTAATCGTAGGTGCGTAATATGAGCTACAAACAAGAAATTGTGCGCTTAATCGAAGAGTACGAAGAGTATGAGAGAAACGACTTTATTGAGTGTGACTTTTTGGAGGAATAGATTATGCTAAGTCATCAGGAGAAGCGTTTTTGTGCTGAGATCAAAGCACTTTTGGAGAAGTCGAGAAGCGGCCGAAGTGTGCCACCTGTTGACTACGTTTATCTGATTGATAGAGTATTGCGCGAGAAAAATCCCGCGTTGAGTCATAGTGAATTTATGACGTGTTGCGGATTATGGACTTCTGCTGGTTTCGGAGGACGTGAATTATGAACACTACGCATAAAACGCGAAATAGGGCTGCTTTTATTAAGCGGTTCACTGTAGGACGTTCTTTAAATCGTGAAGACCGCGAAATTCAGAACTTAACGGGGGTGTGCGTTAATTCGAGGTGAATTATGAAGCTATCAAGTCTTGGAAAGTGCGGTCTTTCAAGTAGGAAGTTGACTGGCATTAAGAAGAGTGGCTTTAAGTCGGTGTCGCCTTCAATGCGGATTAATAAGGCACGTGTTGAACCTTGCCGCAGTAGGAAGTAAATTATGTCAAAACTAAGCATATTAGCCTATATCTCGGAATGCTGTTACGGCTGCGATTACCAACCAAAACGTGGTACAGCGTATTGTCAGATGCATCAAAAGCGAATTACGCAAAAGCTGTTGAGTTCTTGCGAGAACGCCATATAGTAAAAAGTCTCATTTATTGGCATTTCTGGGGCTTTTTTGTATGTTTTGGGGTATGTTTTAGGGCTATTAAACGGCCTTATTCTACCTCTTTTTATTTATTATTCTTATGCGGACAATGTCCATATTGCCCTTTGGCTATGTTGCAGTTATAGCAAAGGACTTGATAGCCTAGAGGGAAGTTTTCTTTTTTCAAGCGGCGATATAGGTTTGTGCCGTGATCGTGCTTGTTGTTTGTTGGTCGAATGTGGTCTATCGTGAGAAAAGCGCGTTCTGATTCGCCACAACAAGCGCATTTAATCTGACCGTTTGAATAATGTGAGAATACCTCGTCTCTTAACTGTATAAGATATTCCCTAACTTTGAGTCGTGATTTGGCATTTACTTTCTCACGATAAATGCGGTCATTAGCTCGGCGGAATCTTCGGCGCTCATTAATTCTTGCTTGGTTCTTCTTTTGCCAAGCTTTTGTGAGTGTTAATAAGTGTTCTTTGTGATCGAGACGGTATTGTCTCTGGTATTCTGAACGATCTTTAAGCATCGTGATAGATGTTTTAATGCAACGTCGCTTAAACCTTTTTGAAGGCTTAAAAAAGTGTTCTCGAATACCATAATCACTATGAAAAGCAAGGAGTTTAGGCCTTAAAACTACTCTCTAAACTCTCTTTTTTATGTCGTCTTAACAAGATTCACAACTTGAGACGGCTTGAACTTTTGGAGAGCTGAATAATGAGTGAATTAGCAAACAGTCTGTATTTTGTCGAATCTGACGCACGCAAAAGCCTGAGAGAACTTGAAGACACTTGCGCGTATCTTGTCAGAAATGGAAAGCTTGAATGGTTGGAAATTGTGCGCCGAATGATTGATGAAGCCAACGAGGGAGTAAGTCAGTTTATGCGAGGGGCGCAACATTACGATGAGCTTGTAAATGGTGAGCCGGTCGAGGTGTTTTAAAATGATACCTGCTGAGCTAATAGGAACGCCAAAAACTGAGTATAGCGCACGTTTGATTGAACGTCTAAACGTCGTGGCTGAACTTGATAAGGTTAAGTTTGAGAATGACGACGGTGTTATTACTGGCTATTCGTTGAAGGCAATAAACGACTTTAGAACTTCAATGCTTGATGAAGTGAAGATACTTTTAACGCTTCATAAGATCGAAGTAGGCAAAACAAGCGGAGAGCTGATTTAAAATGACCCTCACTTGTAAGCATGATGATCTAGGAACGTGCGTTATTTATCCCAGTGATAGAACTGCGGCTTTTTGCGCTTCGCACTGTGAAAGTCGGCTCTGATACGGCATATACCGACTTGCAAGCATTTTATGATACGTTGGATAATGTCATAGACTGCGCTTTGCTTGGAAACGCCTATGCATTACCATATATGGGTTAATTGAGGACAAAAATCCTCTCTTTTTTTATGTCGGCTTAACAAGGTTCAAAACTTGAGCTGGCTTGAATAAAAGGAGATGATTCAAAAATGGCTAGGAGTATGCAAACAGCTACAATAAGCTTCGGGCTCGTAAATGTGCCTGTCAAGCTGTATAAGGCGGTCGAATCTCCGACCAGCATGCACAAGCATCATGCCATTGATGGCGGTCGAATCCGTCAAAAGCAATGGTGCGAGGTATGCAAAAAGGAAGTAACAAAAGACGAGGTAGTGAAAGGAACCGAAGTAAACGGTCAAGTCGTGACCGTGACCGAGGACGAGCTAAAAATGCTGCGTCCTGAAAAGTCGAGCGCAATAAAAATCGTGGAGTTTGTGCCACGATTTGAGATTGATTCGCTTTACTTTGGAGCGCATTACTATCTTGGAGTTGACAAAAAGCAGCCGACTGAGCCCTTCTTTTTGCTTAGAAATGCGCTGCGAGAGTGCGGCAAAATCGCAATCGGAACATACACCAAGCGCGAAAAAGAATACGCTTGCGCGATTGAGCCTTACAAGTCAGGTTTGCTTTTGACTGACCTAAATTACCTTGAAGAGATAAGAGACATTGAAGAGATAGCGGTCAAAGAGCCGGAAGTCAACGATGAGGACTTGAAGCTCGCGCAAATGCTGATTAAGCAGCGTTCAGTTGACGAGTTAGATTTGAGCAAGTTCAAGGATTCGTTTAAAGCTGATCTTCAAGCATTAATCGCAACTAAAGCTGCTGGCGAGACTTTCAGCGTTGAATCCGAGCATTTAGAAGCTCCTAAGTCTACACTCAAAGAAGCACTTGAGGCGAGCCTGACTACTATAAACTGGCAAGCTGAGAAATCGGAGGCCTAAATTATGAATGAAGATGTGATGTTAAAATATCAAGAAATTAATTGCGGCGGAAGCTGCGCCGATGATTGCAGCACAGTTGATGAACTATCAGGTCAAGTTGAAGACTTAGAACTTGAGAACGCTACCGTGAGGCTTGCTTTGTCAAAAGAAGTAAGCCGTCTATCCGGTGAGAATCTTGATCTGTTTAAACGGTGCGAGAGACTTGAGCTTGCACTTGAAGAGGCTCGAAACGAGCTGGAACGTGAGCAACTTGACCGTCCTACTCCGTGGTGATCCGAAATGAAAACAAACGAAGAGATATTCAAGGAGATCAAAGCCACTTTAAAGGGGCTTGATGATCTAGCCGCGTCGCTGACAATCGGCTCTATCAATGGGGGCCGTTTGTCAAACAAGCTTTGGGACGCAATTATGGTAAATGAAATTTACCGAGAGAAAGCTGAAGCAAAGGGACTTCTAAAATTAGAAGTCAAGTTACCAAACGGTTTAGGCGTTTGTCACGATTGCGATAATCCGCTTTGTGTGAATCCGAACCATTTGTTTCTCGGAACGCCTAAAGAAAATCACCATGACTCAGCTATTAAACGTCGGAGAGCCGACACGAACGCGGCTTTAAACGGTCGTGCGCGATTAACTTGGAGTGATGTTGAGAAGATTCGCGATCTGTATGAAACTGGAAAATATACTCAAAAGCAATTAGGTAATTGTTTCGGAGTTCCACAAACGCAGATAAGTAGAATCGTGCGAGGCGCGAGTTGGAGGGAATATTATGACTAATCTAAAATGCCTAAAGAATTGTAAATACTGGTCGGAGTTGCTCGACAGATGTTGTAAGTGCTCGAATTGTAACTCAGATGAGTGCGATGTGTGCGCGAATCGCTGTGAAGCCGCTGTTTATGATGGCGAGATTCGATGCCCGGAATATCAAATAGAGGGCTCCGACAAATGGGGGATAATTGAAGATGGCATTAGAACTGCGTAAAAGACGGTCGGCTTATCAAGGCGGTTATCACTTGAAGAGCCGGAAAAGTGAGAGAGATTGGGTTGCGCCGGTTTTGGATACGACGAAGCAAGCAAGTTTAGAGCTTGAAGTTGAACCGGAAGATAGGCCGACAGGCGATCCGCTTCTAAAATACGAGGTGACAAAGGAAGATGAAGATAAAAACTGAGATTGAAATTTTACAAGGACGAATCCGAGCCGTCACTGGCCGGTCGGCCTTTGTCAAGTATTGCGATACTGACGACGAGGCGCTTTTCAGGGCGCAACAGTGTTCAACAGTTGATGCTAACGGGATTATCAATGACTGTCAATATCTTGACGGAACCGGCGAGTGCAGCTATCAAGATTCGGATTCGCTTTGCCCGATGATGCGAAAGTTTTGGGTGGTCAATCACGGCGAAGCTAGAGCATTGGAAGTGTGCGGCGAAGCAAAATCGGAGGATAAAAGCAATAGAAGATGAAGCAAAATTTCTAAAAGGGATGTTGTTCAAATTTCAAGATGGAAGCTTATAGCTTCCCTTTCTTTGTATGTCGGCTCCGATAGGGCGAAGCGGCCAAAGGGAGGTCAAATAGATGGAAAATTGCCAAAAAAGTTTTTCACGAAATAGCGAATCCGACCAATTTGTAACTCACATTCAGAGAAAATATGGTTCGGCTTCGTCACTGAGTAAGCTTGTTGAAGGACTTGTGAAATTGGAGGCGAACAATGGCAGTAATAGTTAGCTGTCCTAAACTGAATTGTTATCTTGAGGGAAGCTACGCGGGCGTTCCGCCTTGCGAAGATATTAACGGCAAGTCGATTTGCGATTGCTCTGATAAATGCACACGGGAATTTACATGCACCGAATGTGACCAGAAATGTGGCGAGCGCAATGACATATTACAAAGCACCGAAAGGTAAGCCGAGTAAAGACCTGAAGCATTATTTTTGTTTCGTCTCGGCTTGCGAGGTAGGCAATGAAGAACTTTTGTCAGGAATTTGTCTCTATCAATTCAAAGTGGGACGAAAACTGGTGAAGATTCTACTCGGCTCGGTCGAAAATGTAGGTTGGACTGCTGACCTAACACCTACAAGGGTAAACGAAGGCCTGAAAGGTAAGGAGTTTGACAGCGGTTCTGCATTGGAAGCACTGGCGGGTTTGAAATGGTGAAATGAGGTAATTAGATATGTATATCAAGGAAGTTATTATCGACAGCAAGCTCTCAGATCGTTTTTGGACGAAAGTTCATAAAACTGATTGGTGTTGGGAGTGGACAGGAATTACAGATACACGCGGATACGGACGAATCAGGGTTCAGAGAAATAAAAAACGCGAGGAATATTTAGCACATCGTGTTGCATATTCGCTAACTTATGGTGCAATACCTGCTGGAAAATATGTCTGTCACGATTGCGACAACCCCCGGTGCGTTAATCCACGTCATCTATTCATAACAACGGCTCAGGGTAACTCGATTGACCGGAACCGGAAAGGTCGCAATGTTGATAACTCCGGCGAGAATCACGGAAGAGCTAAACTTAATTGGCGACTTGTACTGAGATTCGCAAAGCACGTGAGATGGGATTAACGCAGCGTGCGCTATCGCGCATCTACGGCGTGACTCGCACTGCGACGCGATATGCAATAATGGAAAAAACTTGGAGGGAATGATGAGTCGCTTGTGTAATTGTCCTTATTCAAGGGAAGCAGTTAAGAATTGTCGGCGTGGCTACTGGAAGGATGGCGAGATGTTTTGTCTTTGCACAAAGGATTGCGCGAGGTGCTATGCTGACTCGAAGCGAATGGTTCCGATGCACGCCGACTTGAACGCTGAATACAAGGCGTCGATAGCAATTAAAACGAATCAAGCGAAAGAAAAAATGAAAGGTGAGGCTAATCATGTTGGAGAAAATAAAGCGACTAGTTAAGGGTGAAATTTGGGACGAGTTAGTCTTCGAGCCTGAACGTGCTCCGAGAGTAGCTTACAGCAAGCCGGAAGTGATTGAGACGCCTCAGCAAACGGCGATTCGAGCGGCGATCCGAGAAATTGAACGGCTCGTGGGAACGTCATTAAACCGGCATGAGGCAATGGTATATCGCGAAGCTTATCGGCTGTTGATCGAAGGGCAATTTCACGCCTATTGTTCTCATACCATCGGTGAATATCACGCCGGAGATTGTAACTTGCGTCAACTTTTGCTTCGCGGTGCGCTCCGAGCATCATTTTCAAGCAAGAGTGCGTTGCTTCACTTCGCGATGACTGGCGCTACGGGATCAGGAAAGAATGATCTCATTGAGAACATGGCGAAGATCCTGCCGGTAAAGAATGTGGTTATGTATTCAAGCATAACGCCACAGGTTCTTTATTACGAGATGCGCCTTCCGTTTCCCGGAGTGAAGAATGGATGGACGATGAACCCTGACCATTTCAAGAACTGCATAATCTGCATCACTGAGATCGCAGATTCAAAGGCTTTCACAGCATTGAAGGCGTTCGCTGAACTAAACGAGTTCAGTTCTTACACGCACAAGGCGACGAGTGGACAACGATCATTAGACCTTACGGTTCGTGGGCCGAGATCGGTATGGGTTTCGAGCGTGATGGGAATAAAGGATGACCAAGCGAACAGGCGGTTCATTCATAACGAGATGGATGAGCAAAACCTTGCGAGGCGTGAGGCTAGAGTGCAAACGATTACTGACAGTTTGCTCTCGCAAACAAATCTCGCTGATGATCCGCGAATGAGAATCTGCCGAGCGGGGTTTGATCTTCTATTCGCGAGCAATCCGAAATTTGAGCAACCAACGACTGACGTGGCAGCGGTGATCTCTGACCTGAACGTTCTGCTTGACCGGACTGACCATTCACCAAGCCAGTTCAAACAACTCTACGCTCTTATAGAGTGCGGAGCTGCGCTGAGACAATTCGAGCGAGGCTATTGCAGGATTGAGATGCAGGATGTTTGTGAGGGCTGGTTCCTGAGCGGCTTCGAGACAGAAAAAGAACTATTGCTAGGCGGTCAATGGGTTAAGCCCGTTGATCCGATGGATGGTTGTTAAAATAGGGGATTCAAAAATGGGTGTGGCTAGTTTATTACTTAAAATGGGAATGTTCTTGACGGTCTTAGTGTGGGGTGGACTTCTAGTTCTCTTTACCCTACTCTTATTTTGGCCGTTAGGCATAATTTTACTGTTCCTGTGGCTGATCTTGTTAGCTATTATAAATTGAGGAGGAATTAAATGACAACAACGTATCTTTGTAAGCGGCGCCAAGAATATGTCCGATATTACGCTATGCCTAGCTGGCTCAAACTCCTAAAGAGGCTGGGACTAAGCAGAGTTAAAATTCGCCGTATAATTTATGGGCGGCGTAAATCGCTTGGAAGTGATGTGTTTGTTAACGATTTGAAATGGCATTGGGAGTGGTAGGAGGTGAGAACAAATGACAACATATCTGTGTAAGCGAGACAGTATTGAGTTCTACGATCTTGATGACCTGTGCGCTAACTGCGAGATGGGCGAAATTATAGAGACTGAGAAAGGGATGCTGAAAACCGTGTGCATAGGAGAGTTCCGCGAGGTGCTTCGATAAATGACATATCATTCAGATGCCGGTTGCTCGTATGTGCTGAACCAAGAGGGGCCAGACTATGAGTATGAACGTATGATCGAATCCGAGCGGTCGCACGTTTGGAAGACTCGGTGTCGGTTCTGTGAGCATTTCGATGACCCGGACAGGATGTCGAGAAAATATCTTGAGCAATATTATTCGGAAGGCGTCGGCTGGAATCCTTTTTGCAGCGCCGATGTGGATGATACCGACGGCGGAGAATGTGAGGACTACAAGAGGAGATCATGAGATGAACATAGAAGCGCGCCTTAAAGAGCGGGCCAATGAATGGGAGACAATCTCTTTTCATAATGTGCATACGCGCAAGGTAACGTGGGAAGATTGCGTTCAGATAAGTCACGGGTTCGGTGCTATATGTCCCGACTGTAGGCACGCGCCGAAATGCTTTGCGAAGCGGTGCAGATATGGTTAAGAAGCGAAAAATCTGTATGAACTGCAAGTATCATGACCGGCCGTTTCGCGGTTCCTTTTGGTGCGAAGCCAAGAAACAGCAGCTTGAATACAAGACGGGCGTAGGAAAAGGCTGCACGCTATTCGAGCTTGATACCTACTACGACTGGTATGAGTATGATGATGGGATTAAAAAATATGTGTTGATTGATCCCGCTACTATGAAGCCGGTGGAAAAATGAAAGGATTTACACTGGGCCAACTGGCTCGACTTGAACGCGACTATGAATACATAGGCGCACCTGCCGATGCGTGGCGCACATTGTTCCATATCTTGGGGTGGCCAGATCAGTTTACACCTGAAGCGTATGACTTTGCTGAGGTGCTGGCGATGCAAACGTGGGAAGCCGCCGAAATGAAACGGAGGTTACTGGAGGTCAAGAAATGAAGATCGTTAATAAGAACGGTGAAGTTGTCGGCCACTTTCGGCAGATCACTTCACGAGACGGATATAAGGCAATAGCGGAAGCAGAGATCACGGATCGCGATGCGGTATTGCAGATAACTTCCGACATTGAGCAATGGAATAACCAACCCGACCGGCGGGATCGCTCCGGAGAATTTGACGTTGCGCCTGATATGACAGCTTGGGACGATCCAAAAGTCGGCATGGCAAAAGCGGATCAACCTAAGACGTTGCGGGAGCGAATGAAAGAATGATACCGATTAGACAAGTTGCACTCGATGGACAGCCGATGATGCAGGGGATTTGTGGCCGTTGCCACCGAGCGCTGAAGGTTCCAGAGAGTGTGATCCGAGGTTTTGGCCCAATCTGTTGGGCTAAGATTCAGGCAGATCAAGAACAGGAACGGCAGGAATCCTTGCCGCGCACGATCACCGATCCGAGGAAAGCTGCCGTGGCTTTGCTCGAGCTGCGGGAGTATGTAATGTTGCATCTCAAGCGGGACCGTTGTTTCTGTGGGATGCCGTACGAAAGGTGCGAGCTTGAAACCTATGACTACGGTGATTCAAAGGCTGGCTACGTGTTGGATGGTTTTAAATATCGCCAGTGGGCGTATCTAAGATGCCCTAAGTGCAAAAACGATGAGGCTTTATGGAAAATCCTAAAGACCGACGAGGAGCGTGGAATACATGCCGTCAAAGAATCCGGAAGTCCTCAAGAGATGGCAGCGCCGGAATAAGAAGCACCTCAATGCTTACCTAAGCATCTACCGGCGACAGAGGCGGGAAGGAAACGTTACGCTGTGTGAGAATGACTGCTTTGCTTTAGCGGCGGCCTGCAAAGCTGGCAACCTTAAAGAAGTGCAGGCTATTCTTGAAACAACTGGCGTGATGGATGCCGAAAAGATGGCGTTCTATGATCGCAAGGTCAACGAAACGGTGCGCCTTGAGCGTCACCTAGTCTGGCTCGTAAATGATATTGCCAACATGATTGCGAAGGATGCAGACGCAGGGATGAGTGTCAAAGTCAAAGGAGTTGGTGTTCTAAAAGTTGAAGAGTGGACGAGCTACATCGAGACTCGTAAGTTCCTTGTGTATGGCGATCCGAAGGATGATCCGGACCTGGAACCGACAGATCACCGATTCAAAGGTGCGGCTTTCGGGTTCGATGTGATGCCGGGGGATCGTTTCTTCTGGCACGGTCAACTTGGAGAACAAGGCGTTGCCGCAACAAGGAATAACTATCTCTCGTTTTCGCTGCATATTCCAGAGATTGTTACTGCATTTGCAGGTAAGCAGGATGAGATTATAAATAAATTGTTGAGATCGTTTACGGAGTTGAGGCATTTGGTCGGCTCTACCTGATTCGTCGTTCAGTTTGACACAATCAGGCCAGTGAATTAGCCGGCATGTGTTAGTCGCATGCGACTATGATCGACAAGGTGAATCCGAGGCCGTGACGGGCTTATCTACCAAACAAAACTGTTCTTTTGTTGCATGCGATTACCGTCTGAAGATTCTTTTCCACCAGGGAGTCATGATCTTCTCAGCTGCCGGAAGTAACTTTATTGTAGCCAATGCGTATTCACCTCGGAGCTCCTCGAGCATTGAACGCAACTCTTGAAGTTCTTGATCCTTCGCTGCAAGCAGTTCAGCTTTGTGAATATTGTCGATCCGAAGTTGTTCAGTCTCTTGTGTTTGTGGTGAGTAGTATTTCTCAAGAGCGAGCTGAACGATGTTGCCTCTTGGGATGCTTTCGCCTTGTGATTGATCTTCCAGCTTCTCGGCCAGTTCATCCGAGACTTCGATCCGAAGTTTGTTTAAAGGCATAGAGGATGATTGGAAGCATAGGTCAAAACGTTTCCTACGGGAAACCGTATTTAAAGAATATGTGTCGTAACATATTCTTTATAAATGAATCCGTAACTCACAAATATGTGTCATGCTTCCGAAGATAGCACCGGAAAAAGATAGTTTATTTATTATCGGAAAAATTCTCCCGTTGAGCATGTTCTTACTTTATATAAATACCTTACGAAATATGGTGAGAATCGGCGAAACATTAGCATGGTTCGAGCATGTTGTGTTTCGGAGGTTAACACAGGAACCATAGTTTGAGATTCATTTATATATGATCTGTGACGAGTATAGACTATGGCAGATATGTTTAGATTCATCGCTGATGATGACAAATCTTTTTGGAAACGTATCAGCTCAAGAGTCGATGGCTGTCGGACTCCTCATTGCTGGGAGTTAAAGGATGAGGAAGACGGACAAATATATCTTGATCGAAAGCGCGTCGATACAGCGACGGGAGGTAAGCGAGGTCGATATGTACAGATCCGACGCCTTCTATTTCTTGTAAGCTGGGGTGTCATATTACCGGGACGCAAGATAACTATGCGCTGCGGGAATACCAAGTGCGTTAACCCAGCTCATGCAAGAATGAAAGGTGTTCCAGCAGAATACGGTCAGATTCAGATGCTCATAAACTCAAAGTATCTGACAGAAGATCAAGCGAAAATGTGGTATGTTGAGGCAAGGGAGGAACAGTGAACGACACCGAACTTTTGGATCGAGTTGTCGAGATATTTGGAAGGACAGAATTTCGTGGCTTTGATGGCTTGACGGCTCAAAGCGCAGAAGTAGCAATTTAGCATACCCTTATAAGCAACCACTTCACATAGGTTTACTTGTATCTTCGTAGTAAGAAGATATTTAAATGTAGCAGGAAGTGTGCTGTGTATGGTAGTTGCTGAAGTTGAAGCACCAATTAGTCTAGCCAAGGAGCATTTGCCCCTCAGGGTAGAACGTAAGTTGGTCAGGCCGAATCAATTCAATCCTCGAACAAAGTATGACCGCGAGGACTTAACGGACCTGATGCCGAACATTGCAGCAAACGGCGTGAAAGACCCGTTGCTGGTTCGCCCGATCCCAAAAGACGAAGAGGGCCATATCTATGAAGTTGTAGACGGAGATCGTCGGCTGCGTGCCGCGACAGAGCTAAAGATCGCTAAGTTTGACGTATGGGTGAAGCGTATGTCAGACGTCGAAGTGATGAAAGAGGGCACGATCTTTAACTTCTTTAGACGAAACATCGGTCCCGTCGAAGTAGGCCGAGCGCTTTCAACATTATATAAGGCGCCGGAATATGAGATGATGTCGCTCACGAAGTTTGCGCACACTATGGGATTCTCAAAAGGTGACGCCTCACGTTTGATGGCACTCCCAGACGGCTTGTCGATGGAGATTCAAGAGAAGGTTGCACCTCAAGGCAAGACACGCCGAATCCCTGAAGGCAGCATTGATGGCCGCACCGCGTATTACTTTACGCGAATCCCGAAAGGTGAGCGCCAGGTAGAAGTCGCCGACGCTGTAGCGGCTGTGCCGAAGCTGCGGGGAGATAGGGTAGGTAAGGTCGTCGAAGAAGCAAAGCAGCATCCGGAGGAGCCTGCAACCGAGATAATCGAGAAGCTTCTTAAAAGAGATGAGCACACCGGCGGTCCGACCCTCACGATGTCGCTTGAGGACTATCAGAAGATCGAGCAAGGCAAGAAGTCTACAGTCGTGGTGCGCGGTTCAGCTGTGCAGCCTGGCGTCAGACCGGAAGCGGAAGTAACACCGCTCGTCAGGGGCAAGCCTCTGAAGGTGATGGAGACATACCGGCGCAATCTCTCAAAGTTTAAGGATCGAGATGCAGAGCGCGATGGCTACAAGAACCTTGAAGAGTTCAAAGCGAAGTGGACTGAGCGATATGGGGAATGGCCCGAAGATGAATCAGTCTCAATAATTCAGTTCTACAGCGCTGACCAGTTAAAACATTAGTGGGTAGGAACACTCGTTCCTACCATCTTATTTTCTTACCTCTACCGAAAAGTTCTTATTAAGAACATCTAATTAGTAAGCGCGTTTCCGAGAGGAAATGTATTGAGGGAGGGGCACAGTGATACACAGTCTTGTCTTGATGATATCGTCTTTAAGTAGCACACAGCTCGACCAGTTAACGGTAGCGCTTAGAAAGATGGGGGGCCGTGACGAAGAACACCCATTAGCAAAGCCGGTGCCGACGGATGACGAAGGCGACCTAGGGCCAGTGATTGATGAAGTGGACGCGCTTATCCAAACCGGCGCGGAAGAGCATCGACGTTTATGGAGCGCACTAGAACGACTAGAAGGCAAACTTGATGCGTTGGAAGTTAATCGCGAGGTGTTTTAGATGTTTCCCGTAGGAAACACCGAGGAGGTGGATCACGTCCGAGATCAGGCGCCAGCGGTCTCAGTATCGTCGGCGATGGGAGAACAGTAACAGCATTAGTCTTGACGCATTGGATGAGCAAATCATCCAGTGTATTTTTAAAAACCCCGGTATTAGTATCGCGGGGATGTGGCGCCGCTTATCAAAGAGCATGGAGCCGCCACGTATCTATGTCATTCATTATCGCGTTAAGACTCTTGAAGCTGCTGGAATTTTAGTAACGGCACGAATAGCGAACGAGCGTAGATGCCGTCTCGCGCAAGGAGGGAAGAGGTGAGCGAGTTTAGAGATAGCCAAGAGATAATCGAATGTCAAAAAGAGTGCTACGTCTCGCGACGAGTGCATGAGATTCACGATTCAAAGATAGGGATTTCGCACCACTTCGCTGACGAGGTTCGGTGTCCGTTGAATCGTGAGGTCATAGAAGGTTGTTTCGATTGCGACTACACTGACATCTTGAGCCGCTGTTGTTATCCTGTCAACATTATGGAAGCAATTCACGATGGCAAAGCGAGGCCGTGGGAGGAAGGAGATGACGAGTGAAAGCGGATGAACTTCTCCTTGCTTCCATAGCCGTTCCGAATCCGAAGTGGGAGAAGCTGAGGCGCAAACACCTGAAAGAACATAACCGATGCGCGGCCTGCGACACACGAAGGAACCTCGAGGCCCATCACATCCGACCAACGCAATGGTATAAGGAGCTGACACTTGATCCGAGCAATCTAATCACGCTCTGCACGAAGCCGGCGAATCACCATTTGAGTGAAGGTCACTTGATGGACTTCAAAAGCTACAACGAAAACGTGGTTGCTGACTGCGCCTGGATGCTGAAACGCCAGAAGCACCGACCGATATGGAGGCGATTTTGAGCAAGATATACCAATGTCCTAGTTGTTCACAGTTCATGCTCAAGAGGTTCCATTCATTCTGCAACATCAGCACCGAACGAGTTTGGGAAGCAACCGCAGCCCCAACGTGTGAAAGCTGCCTGAACGATCCGAGCGAATGCGCCCACAAGCACATCACTGCATCTATAGAAAAGAAGATTAAGTATTGTCAATTTTGGGTTTCTAAAACATACGATCCGATGATTGAAATTGAAATAAAAGATGATTGTGAACCAGGCGATCATGTGAAAGTGACGATTAGTAAGGAGGGGATAAGATGAGTCAGGTCGAAGTGTGGGATTTGCTTCGCACGAAGACGGAACCTGTGACGGTTCCAGAGATCGCGATGGAGTTGGGCTACAACACAAGCTCAATCTACAAGTTTCTGCATGGCCTCAAGATGCGGGGTGTTATTATCACGACGAAATACGGCAAGGGCCATCGGTTTAGTTTAAACGAACGAGGGAGGAAGTCATGAATGATACGGAGATTTTGGAACAGGTCAGAGAGATGATTCTTAATCTGGCAGCGAGGAGTGAGCCAGTTTTTACGCGACCACTCGCGGAGATCATAGCGTATATCAGTGAGAATAGCGGGCCGGCGCGGTCGATGAAGCGCGAGCTGGCACAGCGCGCGTGGGATGCGGAAAAGGTGATCCGAGAAATTGTGCGCGATGAGTTGCATACTGCTCAGATCACCTCAAAGGTAGCAAAGCTGATCTTCGAGCTGAGTGTGCCGGATCAGATGAAAATTGAGCTGCTGGAAAACGATGTTCAGCTAGAAGTGCGGGACCGTGACGATAAACTACTGTATGTAATAACTACGTTTGATATCAAGGAGGCCAAAGATGGAGATGGATGTTCCGGCGGGTGTAACTGTCGAACGTAACGGGAAGATTATCGGGACCGTCAGATCGTTCAATATGTATGTAGGAAATATGCCAACGATCACCGTGACTGTCGCTGATTGGGATGCGTTTGACGAAATCATAGAGGCAATGAAAGGGAGGTATTGAAGGTATTGAATATGCTACTTTTTCCACAGATTGTTCCTTGGCCACTCGTAAGTTTCTTACTCGGCCAGGGTTGGGCGTCGTTGATATGGGTTTTCTTGGTGATCTAATGCAGAAGTCTTATGGAGGCATTGAAAGGTGACCATGAGCTGCAACAACTGTTGTGTTTATATGGCACTTTATGTTAAAGAAGGCAAGAGCTGCCCGTTCTACCTCAGTATTGGAGAGATGAAACGGCGAGAGGAGGCGCAATGCAAGACAGAAAAAATTCTCGAAGAGCAAGAAGAAAGGATGCGGAGCCAATAATGTGCTCGCAATGCGGCAAAGAGATCAAGACGAGCACGCGAGAAACCTACTACAGTGGAATCCGCGGGGGTGAAACATATGCGCTGCATCCAGCGTGCCGAGCGCAATGGCTCGAAGATTGGGCCAGGTTAGGTAACGAAACTCGCAAGCAGATCTACGAAGGCGGCAGGTGGATGTTTTAAAATGGCGGACCGCGACTATGATTGGATAATGAACAGAATCGGGACCGGCGACGTCGAAGAGCGAATAGAACATCCTACGCCGGTGTGGGTAGGATGGCTTGCGATCGCGGCGCTAGTGCTGCTAATTGTTTTCTTTTATCTGATGGAGGTAAAGGTGATCTAATGATTGAAACTGAAATGGTTAGAGCGCGTTGCCAGGGCTGCAGCATGCGAGGGAGTGCCGAATGTGAACATTGCATGCCGAGACCAAGAGGTGCGACGAGATTTCAAAGCGCCTGCCAGTTTGTATGTGCGATCCTGCTAACGCCGGTCTTTGTCTACCTGTTTTTGATAGCCGATATCGTTGATTGGTTGGGGGATCATGTCTACAGAAAAAAAGGTTGATCGACTCAGAGCTAGGGACTTAGCGGCAAAGACCGACCGCTATATCATGTATGGCTACAAGCAACACGACGCGGAATTGCTTGCCGCAGCGGAACTAGAAGACGAGGAAGAAAAGAATGCAAGCACCCAACAAGTATAGCAATCCGTCGAACAACAGGGCTAGGCGGCAATGGAAACAAAGCAAGCGCGATGCGGGCTACATTAACGTAAATATGTGGCTTGAACCGGAGCTGAGTGAGCCGATTAGAAAGATAGCGACTGACAAAATGTTGCCGTTCTCGACGGCAGTTGAGGTAGTATTGCGAGAAGCACTCTCAGGTGAAAAATGACTTCTTACCACGGAAAAAATACTTGGATGTGTGGTGATTGCGTTGCACTTTTAGGTGAATCTTACGACGACTTAAAATGTATTTATAATCTTAGCACAAATGCATTCGGACACTGTTTAGGGCATCAGGAAAAGAAGAAAAAGAAAAGGGGTGAAAAATGACAAAGTGTAGTCTTTGTGGAGATGAGCGTAAGAACATAATCTGGTTCGTCAACGACAAGCCGGCGTGCAAGAAGCATCACGATATGATCCTGCACATCTCGACGGCCTTTGATATCGTCGGGATCAAGTTTGAACAAAGGATGGAGAATGATAGCGACAGGTGAAGAGTTGGTTTACTCTGTTGGCCATTATATCAAATACCAATGCGCGCTACTACCTGCTACTGAAGCACCCTCTACGATGCAGGAGGTCTTTAGCTCTTACAAAGGATGGGTTAAACGATATGATCGTTCGTGGGCATTAATCGACGGTGTAACAATCCGTGATTTCAGCAGGGCGCTTCGGGCTATTGAGCTAGACCTGGGCATAACCTTGATCCGAGGCCGCAATACAAGAGGCAAACGGCACGTTGAGGTAACGATCAGACCGCTCACGTAAATGACCAATGCTTTATAGTATTAAAAGGAAGAATAAGTAACGAACAATGGAGGTGAAATATGGATGGTGTGGAACTAGTAGCTGTGCTCGCTGGACTTGCAGCCGTGACGTCGTGGATCGGCATGTTCACTAGTGTAGACAAGGATGGCTACATAACTGACATAAAGGAAATGAAATTCGCGGTGGTCTGCGTGAGTATCGCGTGGCTCGCTACATTGTTGGTAGGGGTGTGGTTGATTTTATGAATCGAAGTGATGAAGTGCTGAAGGAGCTGCGAAAACTTAACGAAGCAAACGACAAGCTTCGTAAGGATACCGAGAAGAGAAGAGTGCAAAAGCTAGACTGAGATATCACGAGAATCACGATCTTTGCTTACAAATAGCCAAAAAGGATTACGTAGCGCACCAAGCGGAGAGACAAGCAAAGACTAGACAATACCGAAAGGAACATCCGGAAAAAGTTTGCGCGGCAGTAAGAAACTGGTTCAAAGCAAACCCACAGAAACGAGTCTTATACGAACAGATTCGTCGCACTCGCAAACGAGGAACCGGAGGTTCATATACCATCGGTGAATTGAATGATTTATTCGCTCAGCAAGAAGGCTTTTGTGCCTATTGTGGTGAGTTGTTATACGGACGGTTTGACTCCGAGGTTCACGTAGAACACAGAACCCCTGTCTCGAAAGGAGGCAGTAGTAATATAGAAAACATTGCTCTGACTTGTGCTAAATGCAATTTGACTAAGGGTACTCTAACCGATGAGGAGTTTATTTTAAAACTTGGAGGCCGCCGTGTATGAACGAAGAGATTCTGGACACAGACAACTGTCTAATCTTAGACGTTAAATACACCCGTCGCGACTGTGCGATCTGCGAGGTCGAAGGTTGTATCCAGGCCATTGAAGCAAAGAAGGAATTGATAGGAGTGAGCTCATGAAGATGAAGCGAAGAATGAAAGTGAAGCGATATGTGACGAATGTAGTTGTGCTGGTTATCCTCACTGCAGCAGCGGTGTTTCTCTTCCTCGGGAGAGTTTCGCCAAAAGCGGTGAGAGATAAAACAAAGCGAATGCACGTGTTAGGAGGTGAATTGAATGGTAAGTCCAAGAATTAGAGAAGTAGCAGACGACAAAGAGATGGCCCGTGTTATCGACGACTTTATGACTCAGGGCTACACGGTCAAGGAATCGGGAGAGCGGTCAGCGTTGCTGAAGAAAAAGTCGTGGGGATCAGGGGCAGGTATTATCGTGTCGATAGTCCTAGCTGCGATCCTGACGGTCTTCACGTTGGGGATCAGTTGGTTAATCCCGATAGTCTATGTGATATACGCGCACTATGCAGCCCCGGAAGTCCTGATCCGGTTGCCGATGGAGTAAAGTAACAGAGGAAGTATAGACCCAACTATGGCCAAGCTTACAAAGTTCCAAAGAGAAGAGATACAACGGAAGTATCGAGAGCATGAAAAGAATCAGCCGGCGCTTGGACGCGAGTATGGCGTTTCCCAGAAGACAATCAGTCGGATAGTTAATGGCCAGGTGCTTAAAGGTCTCCGGCGCAAGCTCGATGCTGTTGATAAGTGGATACTCCGATGTATCAAACAGAGCGAAGGGCTGTCAATGATGGATGTCTACCGCTGTGTTAATCTTGAAGCAGAGGGAAATGTGCTTGGCATAGTCTGTAATGAGCAGTTCATACGGTATCGGATCAACTCACTGGAAGCAATGGGCCATATCTACACCGTTCGGGTGAAGGGTAAACCCGCTGTTAGAAGGGTATATCTACAGGAACAAAAGAAGTTTGAAGCGTTGACGGCGGTGATTCATGATGGGAGCGATCCAACCATTAGAGCCAAGACTTTTCTCACAGATCGAAGTAAGCGGCCATAGGGGGTCTTGCTGGCTTTGGAACGGCGTTAAGGATGACCATGGCTACGGAAAAATGAGCCGGAATGGCCACGAGGAACGGGTGCATCGAATTATGTATAAGCTAGTTAACGGTGAGATTCCGAACGGCTTGTTTGTTTTGCATCGCTGCGATACGCCGGCTTGCGTGAATCCGGATCATCTATTTGTGGGAACACAAAAAGATAACATGCAGGATTGCATCAAGAAGGGCCGCTTCAATGCCAAAGGCCCGACCGCCGAACAAAGCGGAACCGCAAAGCTAACCCAAAGAGAAGTGAACCACATCCGGTTCTTCTATGATATGGGCGCAACTCAAACAGAAATAGCGGAAGAATACGAAGTGTCAATCTCTACGATTTCTTTAATAGTAAGAGAACGCACTTGGAAGCACTCGTTGGTAGAGTGAGAGATGGAAACGACGGTTAGTTATTCCCTAGCAGGTAACTTACCTCACGAATCATCTCCAAAGGTTCGAGGCCGTCGCCATAACCTTTCACTCTGCTATTTCCTACGGGAAACAAAATGAAGGAATAGAAGAAAATGGCAAAAGTAAATGAAAGGTTGAACTGAAGATGCCAGCGCATTCGTCTGCGGAATATCTGCAAAAGTGGCGTGCTGATAACTGTCAGCATGTCAAAGACTACGCCTTGAAGTGGCGTTTAACGAACAAAGAGTATGTAAAATCATATATGCAGAAGTATCGAGCAGAGAACAAGCAGAAAATCGCTGAGCAAGAAAAACAATACCGCCAGCAAAACCATGCACGTTACCAGCAATGGTGGCGAGAATGGGACAAGGCGAACCCAGAAAAAGTGAGAGTGAAACACCATAAGCGCCGAGCGCGATTATTAGGGAACGGCGGTGCATTTACTGCCGATGAATTGAGTGAGAGATTTGAAGCACAGGAAGGAAGGTGTTACTATTGCGGGCGGTTACTTTACGCCTCGTTCGATCGAGACATCCACGTAGATCATAAAACACCCCTCGCAAGAGGTGGTTCGAACGAGATAAGCAACATCGCACTTGCATGCTCAGCCTGCAATTTCTCTAAAGGCGCTAAAACCGAAGAAGAGTATTTGAAATATGAAGAATCAAGAAGAATTTGTTCCATCTGAAGACGAAGAACGCGAAGCAACAACGAACGGCTTCAAAATATCTCACGGCAAGCCACAGCCAGACAAGCGCGTGATAGAGCCCGAAGAGATTCGCGCAGAAGCGCCAGTCCAGAAGCCTTACCGCAACGAAACGGTTGTACGATCGCAGCCGGCGCAGGCAACACCCGCGCAGCGAATGGAGGCTGACGAAGAGGGTTTTCCTGAGCATCAGACATTCAGCCTCAAGCCAGTACCTCGCAAGTCGTTCTGGGAAGAGGGTATGTATGAGGTAAAGATTGACAGGGCGTGGCAAGCTATAGAACCTGATAACTTCCATACGGACCCTGCAACTGGCGAGCCGATGCAAGCGTGCTTCATGCACGTTCTCTATGTCACTGTAGACGGTGTGGCCCTCGAAGGCAGGACTTCAATGAGCCGCCATAAGAAGAGTCAGTTGACGGCGTTGTTGACCGCGATCTTTGGTGCGAACCCTCCACTGGACATCGAAAGTGATGATTTAGTTGGACGGCACCTGCAGATCGTGGTCAAGAACAAAGTCAGTGCTACTACTGGAAATGAATATCCAACAGTCAAAGACTGGTTGCGTAGCTCGCGACAGTTTGAACCGGCAGGTAAGTGATGTATTCCGGTGATTGTTATAACTCCCACAACTTAGACAACGCCGTAGTGGCTGACGACAAAGGCGTCTTTCATTTCGCAAGGGAGCTGCCGGAGAAAGAGCGCACACCGGCGCTTATGCGGATACTCGCAGAGGGGCTCGTAATGGAGTTCAAAGAAAAAGCAGTGGACATCAACGCGAGCGTCGGGAAGATTGAACTAAGCTTCTTCCTTGACGGCCACTTATACAGGGTGCATACGGAGTAGGTATGACGGGGCGCACACATCCGCAAGAGACGGAACTGGTTCAGTGTCCGTGTGGGCAAATGTTTGTTCGCACAAACTGGACGCACGGAGCCGGGGCGTACCGGAACAATCACCGAGGACGCCCTAGAACACTTTGCGAATCTTGTCGTGCTCTGTCGAGAAGAGGAATGTCTTACGGTACTGAATTAGCAAATAAAGGAGGTGAGATCAAAGATGATAAGCGAATCTATGTTTAGAAGTGCGCTAAAAGACGCAGGCGCACATAAGGTTAGCAAAGCAGCCCTCACGAAATTTCAGGCGTGGATGCTAACGCTAATGAACGACGAAGCAACAAAGGCCGTCGATAGAATGACTGCTGGAAGGCGAGTAACAGTTCTAGCAGACGACATAGGAGAGTGATCCAATGGGAGTCAGTTTAGACTATAGTGTCTCAGTAACGGCAGGAAGCATCGGGGAAGTCCCGCAATACATTAAGGACTGGCACATAAATACCGTCGAGTTGGTTTCAACCGGCGGGGCAGGTAACAATTACGCGAGTCAGCTCGCGTATCTCAAGGGTCTTGGAGTCAAGCCGGTGCTCGATATCGAGATGGATATCTGGGCAGGCGGTCAGATTCAATCGCCTATTGGCAACTTTACGAGCTTCCTGCAATCCTGCAAGGCGGCAGGCTGGCCGACACTCAGCTCAGAAGGTGGCAGAGCCGGTGATCCGAGCTTCATTAAGGGGCTAGGACTCGGCTACATCAACTACAACTGCGACCAGTGTGGCTTGTGGCAGAACATCTATTCCGATGTTGGAACCGTGATGAATCTCTGGGAGTGTTACTATCCTTCCGAGGTTGGTTACATCACGCAGGGCGCAAACGCTACTAAAGGCAAAGCGAACGGCGTTCTAGCCGGTGCTTGGCGTGACGCAGCGGAACATTCAAAATGCTACTTCTCGAAAGACGCGCCGAATTACGCAAATGCGCCGAACAAGAAATTCAAAGGCGACAACGATATCCTTCAGAACAGCATCAACGGAGCGCAACCTAGCTACGAGTCAATAATTGATTCGCTCATAGCATTAGGATGCTCAGTAACGCGGTTCGACGTTTGGGGTGGAACAGCGTCAAGCAGAGCGCAGAATCAGGCCTGCGGCTTCGATTCAATAGTCGCTAACTTGCAGAAGAACCACCCACCTAACGGCATTGGACCTGCGCCACCCCCTCCGGTAACAAAGAAAATGTTTGCATCGGTTCCAGTGAGCTGTTCTATGGTTCCTGGTCGCATCGACGAGTTTGTTAAAGGGACCGATAGCACACTGTGGCACAACTATCCAGCGATAGGCGCGGCTAACTGGCAGTCGCTAGGCGGCGTTCTTACGTCGGCACCTGCTTGCATCACGCGGGCCGGCAAGATCATAGACGTCGTTGCACGCGGTTCAAACGGTGGCTGTTACCTGAAGGAATGGAACGGCACTCAATGGCTCGACTGGAAAGACCTTGGCGGCGTTGTAGCTGCAAATACTCCATTAGGGATCATTGCAGTGAACGACAACAGCCTAAACGTCTATGTTATCGGGAGCGACGGCAATGTATGGGTCAAGTCAATGGTGAATGCTGTGTGGAGTAATTGGAAGAGGGACGCAACCGTAATGGGGTGAACCCAACATCAACACGCCGGTACCGTGTCGGAACTGTGGACGGCCAATGCTTCTAGTGCACAGTTCGCTCGGAGGAGACAACCCAAGTCTCCTCTGTCCTTTTTGTATTACAAAGCAAGACATAATACATAAGCAAACAAATCCGCTGTTAGGCATGTGGAACCTAGGGGGAGATTAAACGCGAGAGGAAGATTCATATCAGAGAAAGAAAGCACCCACACTTGAAGAGTTAGTGAATAAGCGTTTGAAAGAGGTCGAAGGTGAAGTTCGAGAACTGAAAGGTGCGCTCACATCGCTTGAAGAATACGTGAACCGTTTAGGATTACTCAATGATCCTGACCGGATAGGTGAGGAGGTAATAAGGGAGGTAATACGTGTCATCAAAGAAGCAGAAGTCCGACGGCATCCCGGCAGTATATAAACCAATAACACTCAACCTCCCTCAGCCGCAAAACGAGCAGCAATTCAAAGCGCTTGCGATGGTAATATATCAGATTAATCTTGGGGAGTTTATGAGACGATGGCGGTGGGAAAAGAAACTTGTAGATAAGCTACCAATAATGGAGCTCGCGCAAGTGCCACCACAGATGAACATTAAGATGGTCGATGCGGAAGCAGCAGTGGAGAACAAGGACGCAGTTCTAGGTCAAAATTAGGAGGCAGGAAATGGAAATCGAAATACCGGCTGCGAGAGAAGAGGCTGAATCGTGGGTAAAAGAACACCTGACAGATTACCTAGTATTCGTATCTCGGGGGGAAGGAGTCGTAGAGGTTCAACTTGATCAAGCTTTTCGTAATGGGTTCTTTATCCACATGAACGAATGGATGAAAGACCTTAAATTTGTGGCGACGCTGAAGGAAGGTAAACCCTTATTCGGGAGGAAGAAAGATGACTAATGTAATTTGCGTATGTGGTGCTGAAGCGCCAATAGTTATAATTACTGAACAGGAACCTGACGAGGAGATTAGGGAAGAGTTTTTCGGCAAGAAGCTTGTGCGGTGCGAAGCGTGTCACACACTTACCCTTGTAGACGAAGAGCTGCAAGAACAGCTCGATGAAGCCGAGGAGATTGGCAGACGCGATGGATGCGAGCCGCCACTTGTGCAAATCGTTGATGCAAAAGAAGAAGCTGAACGCAATGCAAAGAAAATTAAGGTTGAAGACAACGGCAAAGGTATTTTAAAGTTATCAAGACAATAGGAGGTGTTACAAGGTTATCGTTTATACCGCCCCGCAAACTGCAATGGCGCCATCCGTGGCTCCGTTATAAAGTTTCGCGGCTCGACCATGCCTTTACGGGAATTTATTGTAGTGTCACAGTCGCCGTTCTAGCGATTATGGCTTCAGCCCCGTTATGGCTCGGTTGTGCAGCGTGCAGGGTGTAAAAAACAGAACATAAAGGCAAAATGGCGATGGATGATGTTAGGAATTTGCTCAGAGAATCGGGCCGTGGCATGACCTTAGAAGAGCTGGCCCACGCTACTGGCTTAGCTAAAGGAACGGTCCAGCGCAACGTCGCCGATCTCTGGAAAAAACATGAAATTTCGCGGATGTATAAGTTCAATGAGCTTAACATCCGCTACGTTTATTACTTCTACGGCTCGAACTTAGTGGGCGACAATCAGATGAGGGGTGCATGGCCAAAACAGAAGGTTGCGATAAAAAGGTAGATACGCCTTGCGAGAACTTTAAGGGTTACATCATGCCCAACGGTTATGGCTACCAGCATGATCCGGTGCGATACGAACGTGGCGAGAAAAACTTGGTTTACGCGCACCGCTTGGCATACGAACGGCACTTCGGACCGATACCAAAAGGGGTGTGTGTTTGCCACCGTTGCGATAACCGCGCTTGTATCCGTCCAGATCATCTTTTTCTAGGAACGCATAAAGACAACACTCAGGATGCGGTCAAAAAAGGCCGCATGCCACGAGGCGAGCAAAGCGTCCTTGCGAAACTCACGATGGCGCAAATTGGCGAGATTCGGAAGCGCTACAAGAAATGGGTTGTCGGGACGCCCCAACTCGCTAAGGAGTATAGGGTAAGCAAAGCCACAATATTACGTATTATCCATAACGAGCGATATAGGGGCTGATCTGATAGCAAAGAAAGGATATCCGTTTGAAGCGTTCATTAGGTCGGCGCTGATTGACTTTTGCGTGGAGTATCGTATCCCCGCGTACGTGAGACGTGAATATCAGAACGTCCCCAATTTTATCGGCTGTGACATCACCGTTGACTCACCGTATCCAAGTTGGCATATAGCGATAGAGTGTAAGAGCCGCGTGCCTGCGAAGCGATACAACTTCGCGAAGATGTTTCCACATAATCAGTTCGAGCGCATTAATGAGTATCTACAGCTCTCCGGACGACGTGGTTTTTTGGCAATCCAAGTCCACAAGCGGCCTAAAAATAAGGTCTATGTAATAAAGTGGCATGATCTGGATGAACTTTATGCTCGCGGACAGCCCTCGTTTAGAATGTTCGATCCATCGGAGCTGCCCAGACCAGTGAATAAGGATGAGGTTGCCGCACGTGAGCTGGTTGAGAATGGGGACGGTATGCAAAATTTGAATGAGGTATTCTTATGATGCAAATTAATGTAGAGAAGAGGAGGTGAACAAATGACAGGTCCAGCATTTTGTGTTCAACGTCAGTTACTAGGACTGATGCAATCGTGCGAATGCACAGTGAATGATTGTGCTTTTGAGCCGGTCTGTGAGGCTATGAGGGAAATCCTTGCACCACCAACAAAAGCTAAGAAAGGAGCCAAAAAGAAATGAGTCTCAAGGATGAACTAAATACAGAATGTTTCGCATTTGAAAAACTAGCGGATGAACTTGAATCAGTCCTGGCGGATTTGCGTAATGGGATTGATCCGACGCGCACACGCATACGGTTAAAAATCGTCTGCGCTGAACTACATCTGCAACGAGAGCGCGTTGACCGGATGGTGAAAGACGCGGAGGAGGGAGCACCCGCGCCGGAACCAAAGATATCAACATTTAGCAGTGTGTTCCACGGGCCATTTCACGGGGAGGCCCAAGTCAATTTTTCAAAGCTTGTTTATGATTCTGGTAAGGAGGATAGATGATAACTAAAACTAAGAAAGGTCACGGCCTGGGGTGGAAGCCCCAATTAAAAGATCACCGTGATTATAGATACGAAGATCACGTGAGACTAATGATGGCTGAAGCGTTACAGCCTACAGACCTAACTAACTTGGTCAGCACAGTCAAGAATCAAGGCCAATTAGGTGCGTGCGTTGCTCACGGAACCACGTCAGGATTTGAAGCGTGTCAGATGAAGGCAAAGTTAGCACCCGTGTTAGGCTGCAGGCTGCTTGTCTATCGTGATGCGAGGATCATAGGCGGTGACTTCCCTGGCGACAATGGGTGTAATATCAGAGATGGTATCCACGCGACTGTTCAGGACGGCGTGGCACCTGAAACTGATTGGGCTTACAATATAAGCCAGTTTGATGACACTCCACCAGCGAAAGCGGTCGCGGATGCGGTGAAATCTGAGACCGTGAGCTACTATTTGCTTGATGGCTCGAGCACCACGCAGATGATTGCGAACATAGACAACTGCCTCTGTGTGACAGGCCTTCCGGTGGTTTACGGAATGCCAGTCTACCAACAATACGAAGACGTAGGCAGCGACGGAATCATTGAGATGCCGTCAGGGGCGTCAATCGGTGGTCACTGCAATGCACTCTGCGGCGTCACTGGATTCACCGCCAGCGACTATTACATCACCCTAAATTCGTGGGGGACAGGTTGGGGCAAAGGATACGGCAAGTTCAGTGGGGGATTCGGCTTGATCCCTAGACCGTATATCCAGAACTATGCAAGTGACAGTTGGGTAATTGCTACGGAGAGTCAGATCAATCCGACTCCTCCTCCGGTGACGCACGTAACTGCAAATTCATCGCCAATGCTTATGGCAAGTGGTGATCGGTTTGTAACGGGTTCAGACAAAGCAGTGTGGCAACAGCACGCAGCTGCATGGAAGTCCCTCGGCGGGGTAGTTCTCGGTGCGCCAGCATCATGCACAGACGGCACCAATGTTGACGTCTTTGCAGTTGGAAGCAACGGGGCTATCTGGTGGAAGCGCAATGCGAATGCGTGGGTATCCCTTGGTGGCACAGCTCTTGTAGGCTCAGTCCCAAGCGCAGCATACGTCAACGGCGTGTTGACTGTTGATGTTGAAGGCACAAACCACACGATATACGAAAAGAAGTATGTCAGCGGTGTGTGGACAACCGCGTGGGCCGCAGTAGCATTGAACTTGAACTAATTTAAAAGGCGTGAGGCGGTCGGGAGCCCGTTCTTGCGCTCTACTTTCTTTCTTAGGGGTGGGAAAATAGATGAAACAAATGGATGTGAAACCAGTTAAGACTTGTTTAGACCTACTAACGCCCGGCTACGAGTATCGCGGCGGCGTTAAAAAATGCCAATGGTGTCACGGGACTTTCGCTGACGGTCAACATAAGAACGAGCTAATCAAGCGCAGCAAAGACGAGAGCACCTCAGTAGGGATGATGTGCGATGATTGCTATAATTATCTAATCGTTGGACCCGAGATTGACTTCATTGGCCACGCAATTTACGCGAGGCACGTACACGAACATATTCGAGACTACGACGACCGGCACGTGCCGAGCTACGACCCGAAGAAAAGTTTGAAAGAGTTGGCACAATCTTAAGTGAGTGACACGGCGCGAGCCGGTTCAACACCGGACAATACTTGCAGAACCATTCAGGCAGTAAGGAAAATAGAACCGCGCCGAGTCTCACCGTTTGATTGAATGGTAATACGACTGCGCTCGCCAGTCTTCACAGAGAACGTCCTTGATGCTGTGATAGCGCCTGCGTAAGCAGTTGCGCGGTCGAGCGTGATAAACGTCGTCTATCTTCGGACTGATCTCAGCGAGATCATCAATGATTGTAATAACTAACTGATGATTGTGATCTTTATAAGGCTGGTAAAGAAGATGTTCGTATTCAGAAGTGAACTTGGTTTCGCTGCAGTCTTGCACGTTCTTAGCTAGTTCGTGGCCGACCATCGCTTGCTTGATTCTTGCCAGTTTGATATTGATCCTGAAGCACTTGATTGCTTCTATAGGGCAAGACGAGACGGGTTTGCAGGGTTTGTACATAATAAAGAAAAAAGAGTAGACTATTAGTAGTCTACCACTGGTTGTTCGTCTTCTATCGTCGTGAGCAACGTTGCTAATGCCGTGAGGATCACTACGATTATGCCGAGGGCGCCAGCTTCCGTCGCAGTCAGTTGGATGAAGCTACCGACTTGGTTCACGATCCCTATTACCATACCGATAATTAAGATCGCTACAGCAAGAGGGCTCAATGATGGATTTGGATCGACTCTAAGTGCCATTTTTATCACCTCCTAATGTATATGTACAGTTGTGAATAGGAGCGCTAATACAACTGTAACGATGAATCCGACGACGATTCCGATGACGTACTGCTGAGTTTTGATCTTGTCTTTTCGTGTATCATCTTTAAGTGCGTCAATCTTAAGGACGCATGCATCTTTAACTTCCACCATAAGCTCGCGCATAGTCGTCATGCGAGAGGTTACTTCTTTTTCCATAGTATCGAAGTCTGTGCGTAGTTGCTCACACTCCTTGGATACCACGCCAACATCGGCGACCAAACCGCTAATCTGTTCCGCACGTGTCGCTTGTCCAACTTCCAGTAATCCCTCAGCTTTGTTTACTCCGTTGATTTTGTCGCCCAATCCTTTGTTTACCCCTTCGATCTTATCTTCTAATCGTTGTATTCGTTCATCAGAGCCGCGTCTGTACCGATCTCCGCGATCCCACTGGTAGCTGCCGTCTATGTTCCTTTTATCCGGTATTCGCGACGAGTCTTCTAACGCCTTGGTAGCCGCATTACACGCATCGTCAATCATCTTCTGCGCTTTCTCGGCTGCCGCTTGTATGCGCTCTTGGGCCACTAACGCTGAGTCGTCAAGTTTCTTAATCGCGTCGGCTGCTTTAGTTGCTTGGGTCATAAGTTCTGTAACTGTTCCTCAGCAAGTCGGTCTTCCTCTGCAGCTGCGTCAATCATTTCGCGTGCGGATTCCTGCTCCTTTTGGATCAAGTCTCTCGCTTTCGTTACGGCTACAGAGAGCAAGTCTCTTGCTCGAAGCGCCGCTTCCGATATGAGACTTCGGGCTTCTTCTGCCGCAACTTCCATCAGTGCATTAGCCGCTGCCTCTGCTTCTCCAAGTCGGATTTTAGCGGCCTCTTCTGCAGTTTCCCGCCGAGTTCGCATCCGCGCTTCGATCTTTTCAATGAGTTCTTTCTTTTCAGTGTCCATCCGTTCGTTCACCTCCCAACTCTTTTATGCTTCAAGTGGTATCCTTTTCTATAAGCTGCTACACGCTTGATTTTGTAGCCTGTCTTATGCTTGTAGGCCTTGTGTTTAATTCCCTTCTTGTATGGCGCCGTTCTGTGGATGTGATAGCCTGTCTTATGAACGTAACTTTTATGGGGGTGGTGCGCTTTCGGTCGCGCTCCTCGAGCACCTGGTCTAGCTGCATGACTGCCTTTGTGGGGATGGCGAATACCCTTTTTATGTATATAAATTCCACGGGGCACCGCACCGGTCTCCTATGGCCAAACGCGCCTCGCAAGGATATTATGGATGTGCCCATCAGAAACTCCAAATTTGCTAACTAACTGAGCTATATGTAACGCACCATCCCAACCGAAAATTTCACTCAGTTTCATTTATTACTCCGCTGGCATTGCATTTTATTTAGATCAGGTTAAGTCCGACTCCTGAATATGTTGCGCCCCCCTCAAGCTGAATGTTAGCTCCTGTGCCTGAATCAAGGAAGTCATTGGCAATTGCACGAGTACTGGTGACAGTTGAGGAGTTAATCAACAACCCATACAATGTGTTGGGCGCTGCTGCAGTCCATACGACATTTCCTATTAACGTGGTGTGGTCATGGGTAGCTCCGGAAGCGCCCCATAACGAGATGCCTGAATACAGGCTATTCGCCTGAAGACCACATTGGGCAATCTCGTTATTCGTGAGCATATTGTACAGCATATTACATCCGGCCGTATTGCCGACCAATTTCAAGCCGTCCCCCGCCGAGCCGGTAATTATATTTCCTGCCACTTTGTTAGCGTCGCAGTGCGATCCTGCCGGAGCGCTGACATAAAGTCCTTCACCCCCTACGGTGCTAATCTGGTTATCTTTTATAAACCCATAATTACCGCTAAAGGCAATGCCACAGGCGTAACACAACTCGATAAGACTATTCCGAATAATCTGGTTTGAGTTATACCCCGCGGGCTCCTCAAAGAAAATCCCCCCGCCTTTGGCTCCGGTTATGGTCATATCGTAAACGAGCACATTACCCCCCGTTGCGTGAATTCCGTGTTGTCCAGTAGGCGACGGCCACACGTTAGTATTGCCTGTTCCTAAAGTGTAACCTGCACCACCGCCATTGAGTAACATATCATGCACCACGATATCCGTCGATGCCCCTATATCGACCATAGGAACGTCGTCGGCACCGATCCCCATCGTGATCGTTGTCTGGTCGCCGCAACCTGCAAAAATCGTGCCACTAGGAGGGGTGATGCTACTATCTATAACGCAGTCACCTTCGCTGAGCATTACCGTTCCGCCGCAGAGAGGCAGCGCATCGAACGCTTCATTTATGATCTCCTCTGCGTCAGCGTAGCCGGCAGTCGTTGGAATTTGGAAGTCCGCATTTTGTCGCATCTTGGGACTCGCGTTTGGCATAGCGACTATTACCGCATAAGCCTGAGCGCCACCGGTTGCCACGAACTTGCGCTGGTCAATAAGATTGACGTTCGTGACCATCGACAGCCCTTGCGTCACATTGATCTGACAGATAGGAATCTGCCATCGCACACCATACGTCTGCGTGAGCGACTGTGGCATTGGACCGGAGAGTTTGCTGCCAGACGGATACGCGGCTCCGTTAGTCCCTGGTAGAATCTTCGAGGTAATACCGCCGTTCAACCCCCATTTACATTCAAGGACTAACAGATCGGCTCTGGTTCCAGCAGAAGTATTAGGGGCGATGTCCGGCGGTCCGAACGATTTGATCGTATCATTGATGTAGCCGTGGCCTTGAATATAGGCGGCTCCGGTGTCCATATTGATTGTCAACGGCTGTGCCGGATCGCCGGTCACTTCGAGTTGGTTAAGCGAGTCATTGAAGCTCACCGACATAACGCCGGTTCCCATCAGGTACCTGAATAACTGAGCCCACTGGTTCTCAGTCATCGTATTTCCTGGTTGTGTCGAAAATGGATAGCTTGATTCAGTCATTTTTACTCCTTTATTTTAAGCAACTTTTCTAGCGATAGGCATTTTTTTATGATCTCGAAGCGCGATTGTCAAGCCGTCAGCCTGAGTCGGAGGCAACGGCAATACCGCCGTCAGTGACACATCCGGAGGTTCATAGCCGGCAGGCGTCTGTGCGATTGTCGGCAATGGATTTTTGGCGCCCCAATCGACACTTAATTCGTTCGCCCACTTGGTAGTCTTCCAAGCCGGAGAAGCGGCGGCAGAGGCGCTCGCAGCAGGCGTCGCTTTTGGTGTCGCAGCTGGCGCGGTTGGCGTGGCCGCTTTAGTGGTGGATGCTACCGATTTCTGAATCGCTGCAAAGACATCGTTCTCTGCGCCACCGCCGCAGCTCGAGACTTGCGATCCGTCGCATAAGACCGCGCAGGGGTAACACGCGCAACTGCCCGATTCAGTATTGTTGTATTTAATGTCCGCATTATTGAGCATCGTTTCAAGGTTAGCGCAATGCGGACATCCTGACAAAGTGATTATCGTTGGTGTACAAGCTTGTGCCATTTTTCTTTCACCTTTTAGTTACGGGAAGTTCCCGCCAAGCGATTCCCAATCAGACCATTTTTCAGAAGCGGTGCCAAAGCTTCTATGCCATATCGCTCGGTCGTTGCCACGGGCAAAATAATGAACCGTGGAACCATCTGCAGTAATTTGTACCTCCGGAGAACTGACTATAGTTGTGTTGTCAGTTACCCACGAGTTCCAAAAAGCTCCGTTGTATTCTCTGTATGCTACCTTATTGTTGCTAGTCGTGATAAACAGATAAATCTTGCCATTATACCCACACGCGGCAGGGTGGTTCGTTGATTCTACTTTCGGACCTCCAAGCGAATGCCACGCACTCCAAGCGGTCCCGCTCCAATATCTCCACCATGTATAGCCATCGGTGCCTTGCACAAATACTGCAAGCTGGTTAGCTGCATAACTGCACGCTCCTGGTCCGGAATTTGCTTTGCCGCCGAGAGTAAGCCACTGTGACCAGACGCCATCGTTGTAGTATTTTTGGAACACGGCGCCGTTAGTGCCGGTAACAAATATATCATTCCTTAAGGGGGCCATTGAACAACATGCAGGACCATGCGCCGTCTGACCGCCGAGATTGGTCCACGCCACATAGTTGCTACCCTCATATGTGGTTTCGTACACGGCACCGTTTGTTCCCACCACATACACAGAGACATACTCGGGCGTCCGGGAAACTGCGCAAGGGGAATAGTTGAAGGTTCCGTCCCCACCCGGAAGTATCCAGCCAGACCACGACGTCCCGTCGAATGTGTTGTGAGTGAGTGCTGATGGCTGCGTTCCGTTACAACCAAAAACATCTATTGTATGTAAACCGTCGTTCAGCACTGCTGCTGCGTGTGTCCCTGGTGCAATTATGGGCGCGGCATTAGGTGGTGTAGGGCCACCGCTGGCGGCTGTAATGGCTTCCGATGGAGGGGCAGGCCCGGCTGATCCGGGGTTCACGAAACAAACATTATACGCTCTTTTCTCGGCTGTATCACTGCCCACAAAAAAGGAGAAACTTCCATCTTTCTCTGGCCATATCTTCCCCAATGACCAACTCTTCCCTGCGGGGTTGCGCGTCCATATCTCAAGCTGTCCGGTGTAAGGTCTATCGGCAATCCAATGTTCAGAATTATCTACCCATCCAGCAATACCAGAGATTTGAACCTTAAACTCAATATGCTGCGAGGTGCTACTGCCTGAGACGCCGGTGAAGCCGATCCATAAGTGTTTACAGGGACATTGAACCTGTGGCACTGCAGCTTTGGCGGCGGTAGAACCGGATGCTGATGCTGTAGGTACTGCCCCTCCCGCCCACAACGGAAGGTCATCTTTCCAATTACCACCACCAGAAAGGTTTAACGCTGTATTATCTTCTCTCCAAGAATAAAAATAACATCCACATGGGAATCCAGTCACAGCGTCATCAGCGCAAGGAGAACCAGTATCAATACAGTTACCTATAGAGTAGGCTGAACCAAGGCCCATCCCGCTACCGTTTATAACAAGCTGAAGGTAATAATTTGTATGAAGCTGCACGTCCCAATTTGGCCATACATAATATGTCCTACCCTCACTTCCAACGGAGGGAGCCCCCATATTAACAGGCGCAGAATTCCCGGTGCCCACCCATAACTGACAACTTGCGCTTAATGTACCTTCGACAGTAAAATTATAGGTACTTGCATAGCCGGAACCGCTACCTACACCATGGAAATATGCGTACAAATTGTTTCCACCGGCGGCAAATAATTTTCCATCATTTCCATTTTGGTAATCAGTTATACCTGCCATCGGCCACCACTGATTAACATTCAATCCAACTTGCCAGGTGTGTTGGTACGGATTACTAAGGCCACCATAAACTCGTATTCCATCAGTATTTGCATCTAGTGGACCCCATACCGGATGCCCAACTGAATTTAGGGCGTATTGATTTCGTACTGCAGATCCGTTATAAGTACTACCGCCGGTGCCAAAATTTGTGATGCCGGAAGAGTTATTAGCAAAAGTGTAATGGATATATTGTGACATTGTATTCTCTTTATCTATTTTGAAGCGCCGCCGTAATGTTGAATCAACTCTTGCGCCAAGTCTACACAGCTAGAAGATAGGGTATTAGAATCACCCCAAAAACATATAGTATCACAGCCGCCCTGGTCAATAATGTTCATATAATTAGCTGCAAATCCTAGCGGATTTGGATACTGGATCAAGATGCCTAGATGTCGCGCACCCGCTGTCACCGCTGCTGAAAGGCAATCCAATGTAGAGAGCACAGTTAAACCATTCTGTCCATCGTAGGTCTGTATATAGTCCCAATGTCCCCCTACAGGGTGGTTCCAAGGAGCCGCATACATATTCACTTGTTCACCAAATAAGGCTGAAGTAATGTCCAATAGTCCATAGTTAATGTATGTACAATAGTTCGCCGCTGTGCCCACCACAGAGCCCCCGCACCCTTCACCTGCAATGCAGTCCCATCCAGAACTTGCCAATGCACTGAAATATCCCGCATACGGTGCACCCGCTGCGTTAGGTTGCGTAACGGCTGTCGACACATCATTAAGAGTACTGAATACTGCAGTTGGGATTCCGGCACGATGTATTGCAGCCGCAGTTCCGGCAGCAACGCCGGTGCCGTCCCACGGATACACAAGTCCTGCTTCGTTGAACCCCATTGAGGCTAATTGACTGAGGTTATCAAGATTGCCGAAATGCGCCGCAAACCGTTTCGCCATTTAGTCTAGATTTCCCCCCAAGTCCACCCACGCTGCACTCCAAGCGGTGCCGCTCCAAATTCTCTGCCAGAGTTCGCCCGACATTCCCTGCCCATACACCCAAATCGAGGTCTTAGCACCGCTCGCGCCGGAATTGTAACAATACGCAGTCAGTCCTGAACTGAACTGGCCGCCAAGGCTACCGTTCCATGCGCTCCAGATGCCGGCTGCATACGATCTGTACCAGCACGCTTGGTCACTTCCCACAACGAAAATCCAATGAGAAGTGCCATCTGTGCAAGCAGCAGGATTGAACCCCTTCGCTTCAAGAACGGTTATACGCTCTTCGTGATCTGCCTGAGTTTCAAGGACGCCACTGTCCCCATTAACCTGTACCTGGTCGTTCAGCGTGCTATTAATATCACTAATACTTGCACTGTGGTTGATGAGGTTCTGAGCCACTGCATTTTTATAATCCGCGTCGCTTGCGTTTAACATAATTACGCCATTAACATCTGTTGAATCTGTTTTGTAGTCACTTTCTGCGTTTTCATCGCCTGAGTGGGTTGCTTGGCTAAAGCTGCTGAAAGTGCTGTCCCTGAACCACCGCCGCTCGTGGAAGTCGGAACGGAGTATTGGATAGCTGTTATAATCTCAGTTACCTGTCGGCTCCCTACGACAATAATCACTTTATCCCCTAACTGGAAGTCTCGAGGATACCTGACCTGATCCGTCTCTTGGATCGTCAGCGTCATAGATGTGTTTATGATCGATTGTGTGAGTGCAAGGTTGTTCGTTTGAACCATGCTGGCATTGATAATCGCCGAGGAATCCGTTGCTTTCGACGTAGCCGCACTTATCCACGACTCCCATCGACCGAAACTGCCGATTGAAGCAATGTCGCCACTGGGTAGCATTGTCTTATCGGGACCTGTATCAGGCCCGCAGCCCCATATCATATTCGCAGTAGGATGGCCACTAGCGAGCGTATAATCTTTCAGGTTGCCACTTTCGACGCTGAAGATAAGATCGTTGTTTTGTGCCAGGTTGTTGCCGATGAACGTGTCAAAAACCAGCTCATTGCCGACCTGCGTGGTCTGGAAGTTGACACTTCCGCTCGCGCATACGTCCTGAACCTGCGTCAAAAGATTCTCGCCGCGAGCACTCGAGGTAATGACGCCGCCTACTGCTGTCGGCGCAGCAACCGCTAGATACGGGATTGCTCGGGTGCCGAACTGGTCAGAGCACGCTCCTATGCCTGCATTAAAGAAAACCAGCTCCTTAGCTACTTTATCAGCAGGGCCGGTTCTTATGTCGTAGCCTGTGTAAGCTGGATCATCAACGATGCCGCCACTCGTCTGGTATACCATGCCGCCAGTCGTCGCTATGTCAGGCGTAAGGATCGCTGGATACTGTTGCGGGACCGCTAGTGTCAGGGTATTGGTGCTGAAGTCTACACCTGAAAGGGCGATCGAAGCGCTTGCGTAAGAACTGTTAAGTTGATTCCAGTTTGAATACACCGTTCCGTCCGGACCGACAAGTTGAACGGTATTGCCCTCCATGAAGCCTTCGGCGTCTGCAACCACGATCGGTACATCGTATTCTTCACCTGCAGGGCAGCCTTTAGTGACGCTCGTTGAGATGCCCACGCACGAACGTAGAACCCCAAACTTCCATTTCTGTGCCACAACATCGAAGATCGGACCTGTCACGACGGGGTAACAGATTCTCGCAGAAAGGTAAGCGTTGTCACAACCGCCGATAATTGTTGTTGTTTCCGCACCTGCCGATAATGTTTGCTTAATGCCCTGCGATGAAATTGGACCGTCGATCAGCAAGACGCCATCTCGATAGAACTTAACGCCGCTGTTCTCGTCGATATCGTAGCTGTTAAAATCCTGAGTCCGCATGTCCAACTGCCAACTCGAGACGTCATTCAGCTTGAGCGTATGTAGCCATTGCGTGAACCGCGTGATCTCGTCTACGTCTTCCAAGTCCTTGTCACGTAAGACTATGACATTATCCGCTTCGACTAGAGGACTTCCTGGCACTATATTCCCTCGTATCGCTGTATCAACTGCACGTTAATCATACTTTGTCCATACGTAGCGAGGCCCATTTCAACTTCGATAACGTTAGCTGTCGGCACGAACCCCCAAAACGTATTCCCGTCAGGGTCCATTGCGAAGCGCAGGTTATACATCCCGCCCACATCGGTCGTACTTCCTGACGAAGCTGGCACCCATACACTTATACTTCCCGAACCGTGGCACGTTGGGCATACTTCGGTGCCTCCGCAGGTAGCGCATGCAGCGATAACGCCGGTTCCGTGACAGGTGGGACATACTTCTGATTTCATATAGCCGCTTCCGATAAAGTCCGCAGCCCGCGTGCTACCGACGGTATGCGCTTGCTCAGTCGCGTCTATAACGACTGCTTCGCCAGCTACTAGATCGTGGTTAAGCTGAAAGACGTCGCCAGTTGTAACATTCGTGAGTGTTGGAACGCACCCCGGCCCTGTAATTGTCCACACAGGAAATGTTTTATCTTCTCCATTGTTTTGCAGGACCACGCGAGCCCCGATGAAGTTCTGGCCGAGGCGCCACGTCATCGGCGGTCCGCAAGTGTCCTCGAGCACATCATCTGAAACAGGGTCAACTCCCGTAGTATGGACGCCACAGAACGCTTTAACAAAGATTCCACCGCGATAGATCGCAATCGTGGCAGGCATACCGCCTTTCAGGGCGTCAATCGCCCCATACGGCGGTGGCACAGGTGGCCCACATGCACAGTGAAACGCATACGCTTCTGGATACAGAACCTTAGCTGCGTCCATGCCAATGCTCAGTTCGGTTCCATCGTAACTCGGATCGTGATCCTGAATCTCAACGAATGTCAGCGCCAGATTGGTAAACTCTGCCTGCAGCGCGTGAAGCTGCGCCTTTGCGGTGAGGCACGGGGGACAACCGCGCATCCAGAAGATCACTATATTGCAGTTATCATTAATTCCCGCCGTGTCTCGCGTGGCCCCGGTAGGCGTCAAAAACGTGTCATTAGTGTCAACTTCCGTGACATACGCTTCACCCGCAACCGTGTAATTATTAGCAAGCGGATTAGCCAATGTCAGAACAGTTGGGCTATCCACGGAAGAAATTTCGTTCACCTCTTTAACCAGTAGGGTATCAACGACGCAAAGGTTTAGCGTAACACCGAATGCCGACGGGGCGGTGAATCCTAGATGTGTAGAATCTCCGGCGTACATGACCCTAAATGTGTGAATGCCTACGGTGCTTGTAAACGGAATATCATAGTTCCCTGCGCTGTTAGTAGTAGTTGTAGCCCGTTGCGTCCACGTGCCGGATACGTCTTCCCACAGGCTGATGGTTGCTCCCGTGAGCGCTGCGCCGGTAATCAGTTCTGTCAATGTGCCTGTAAACTCACACGTCCCTGCGGGACTCGTAGTGTAGTTCATTGTAAGACTAACCGCTTTATGTGTCGGTTGCGTCCACGTATAGGTAGTCCCGTCTAAGAGATGCGTTCCGGGGTAGTATCCTGCAATCTCAGATATTATGGTATCAAAATTGAGCGACTTATAAAGACTAATCTGCTCGGGTTCACTATCCCGCGCGGTTACTGCGTTATACTTAGGTCGGAACCACACGACAAAACTTGTCATCCCTACGTAGTTGATGTAACTCCAATCAAAGACGTCTTTATACGTCGGTGAGGTTCCATTCAAAGAGTTAGTAAGCATCTCGTTAATGCCCTTTGAATCGTCTGGCCGAACATACGCAAGTATCCCGCTCTTGACGCTTGGAGATGATAGATACGCCGCCGTAGTCCACGCTTGCACATAGGGAAGCGACGCTGATTGGTAGAGATCAAAGTTGTTATGATAAACGCCTGTGCCAGATGTGTCGGGGTTTGTCGTCGTCCCTGGCCACGGTGTAGCATTATCATTGATATATTTGAGCCCAAGCGAGTTAAGGTATGCTGGATCACCCACCCTATCACCTGAGTTGCCGCCCATAACATAGCGCCATCCGGCGTTATAGAGTGAGACGAGCCAATCGTGCCACGTAGAGAGCGGCTTTGTGTGGTCGTTCGTGACAACGGAGATATCAATCGCGGCCCACATATTATTCCCGTAATTTGGGTTGGCCGCGTGGGTATCGTGGATAATGTGATATTCAGTTGAATAGTTATCGCTAGTTGCCTCGGCAATGCAGATGATACCCATAAAACCGTTGTAACCGAAGTATTGTATCTCACCGTCGTTAATCATGCTCGGCGGTAAGCCAGCCATATAATTAATAGGATATGTAAACGTTCCAATCGCCACTACAAGAGAGGCCTTAGAAGCCGCAAACGATCCGTATTTAACGTTGCCTTCGAGCGCACCGAATATCTTTTCGAACAGCCACGTAAGCCACGATGATAGCGACGGGTCTTGTTTTGTTATAGTGGTAACAGTATCTCCTGCGTAACTTGCTGTATAAGAAACCCATCCAACATGCGGTTCCCGGACGGTTATTGAATAAGCACCATTTTTGTCTGTCGTTGCACTCCCCATATTCGACATTCCCATCGGTGTAGACCTTTGTAGCGCAATCTTTTGCCCTATGACTCCTACATTTTTTGCTTTAAGCGTGCCGGATAACGTGAATGTACTATTAACCGCTGGATTACTAGGAGAAACCGCTAATGTTAGTGTCGTTGCGGCGGTAGTTCCGACTGTGATCGGCAACGTTGGAGAAGTGGATGTGTGGAAATTTACTTCATCGGCTAGAAGTTTCACTATGAACGAGAATACGTCCTCGATGTCAGGAATCCATGTGAAGTTATAATTGCCGTTCGCGTTTGTTATAACGGTATGCGTAGTCGTCACTCCGTTGGAAGTGGTCATACTAACCTCGCATACAGAGTTTGAAACATTCGTGCCGCTCACTGAAACGGCTGTTCCAGAAACGTGAACTATCTGGTTGACTTGCGGATTTGAATTGTCGGTATTGATGCTTATCGAAGTGTTTTGCACGATGGATTCTGTGGCTTTAAGCGATTCTTTCACTTCTTCCGAGAACTCGGGCTCAGCCCCCTCAGTCCCTAGAACAAACTTGGCTGCGCGAATCTCAAGTTTGGCACCTACCGCACAGTTGATGGTATTATCAACGACAATCTGCGTGTCGCCTTCGCTTGCATCCTGTGCGACTGCCATTAGCTCAGTGAGCGTGAAGAAATTAGCGGTCCACGGATCGCTGGAGAAGTTCTTTTCAATCTCTGAGCCTGGCGGATCATACCAGTAGGGATCAAGAGCGTCAACATATAGTGGCACAAAGCCCCAGGAGAGTTGCCTATTTGAGTCATCGGCGAATGTATCAAAGCCCTTTGAATACCTGCAATACAACACCCTGGTTTGTCCCTCTTCGTTTGTTACCCAAAGCTGTACATCGTTATTTGGATTGAGCGATCTACGCAGTTTTGAGAGGTTATGATGAAAGTCCGCTGGCGAATTGCCTCGGATATAAAGCGGAAGATAAACCTCTCTGATGCCGTATTGGACCTGAGCTAACTCTGCGCCTGCAATATTCGGAACTTGGTCGCTCGTGAGCGTAACAGGCATCCCGTGATGGCCGGTAACTCCGTCCATAAGGTTATAAATGCCATCGTAGCAAGTTGGGTCATCGGTCGGCGCAACTTGTAAGTTGTAACTTTCCCCATCTGCAGTTTTGAGTATCCAAGTTTCCATTTTATTGCCCCGCTAAGTGGTGGTATTGCTCAAGCTCGCGAATCGCTGCGAATACCTCGCGCTTTATATTCTCGTTATCACTGACGATGCTCACCTGATATGTCGGCGCACCCGATGTTAGTCCCGATAAGGCTTTAATGAGTGTGTCTACAAGTGTGGACGAGAATGAACCACTAGAACCGCCCGATCCAACAATGGCACCTGACCCAAAGTGCGGCAATGTATTAATGAGGCTGCCCCAGTCTTCACCCCATCGGTGCTTAGGAACTACCATCTCAGCTTCTCCCGCTTCGGCAATGACGGCAGCGACACCATGCACCTTCGGAGCAAAAACACCGCCTGTTGCCACAGGAATAGTCACAGGGCCAATGGTAATGCTTCCGGTGATTAGCGAGTGAACGTCAATACTCCCACCCGTTATGAGGTCCCCCCAAAGGGTTTTCGCTCCGCCTGTGATGTAAGTCGACCAGATGTCATGAGCGCCACCAGTGATGTAACTCCAAATGTCGTGAGCACCCCCCGTGATGTAACTCCAAATGTCGTGAGCACCCCCCGTAATATATGACCAGATATCATGCGCCCCGCCGGTTATGTAAGTCCAGACACTATGAGCTCCGCCCGTTATGTATGACCAGATATCATGCGCCCCGCCGGTGATGTATGACCAGATGTCATGCGCTCCACCAGTGATATAACTCCAAATGTCATGTGCTCCGCCAGTGATATATGACCAAATATCGTGTGCGGTCCCCGTGATCCACGTCCAGACTTCCTTAGCGGTGCCGGTGATCCACGTCCAAATCTCTTTAGGTGCGCCGGTAATGAAGTCCCATATAGACTTAGCGCCACCGACAACGGTAGTTGCAGCTGAACCGACCGCGCTTGTAACTTGGCCTGGAACTGCGCCCCAATTAGTTTTCATAAGGGGTGCTAGTGGGCCTTGATCGAGATCGAAGATGCCACCTTTGGTAAGTTTGCTAAATTCCGCTCCGTAGTCAGCTTTAGCGAGAGGAGCTAACGGGCCATTATTGAGGTCGAAGATGCCCCCTTTGGTTAATGCGCCCCAGTCAACCGAACCAGCCGCCCCCATTATTTTGGATGGCAGGTTGATCATGCCGGGCACGCTTTGAGCGCTGCTTTGAGCGCCCTCTGTCGTGTTATAGAGCCGAGGCTTCTTTAAACCAAAAAGATTATTTATGCTGTAGCCACCACCTAAGTTGCCCAAGGAGTCAAGGGCGCCCTGCGGGCTCAAATTCGGCATCGCCGGTGCCTTGAGGCCACCAAAGAAGTTTCCTATACTACCCAAGCCACCCATAATGGCGCTTGCACCTGGTAGGTTCTGTGGTAATAACGAACCATTTCCGAATATTCCACCCGCCATTGGATTGGTGAGATTGCCTCCGAAATTTGCCATTCCCCCTAGACTACCAAGGGCGCCCCCCAGATTCCACGTTTCGGGATCAAACGCACTTATACTCCCTAATATGCTGGAGGTGGGCCATTTGATGTTACCAAGTGAGCTAAGTGCTGAGTCACCCAACGAACCAAATGGATTCTTTAACGGATTGTTAGGGTCAAAAGATTGGCTAGATGTATTAGATGATGAGTTCTGGGTCTTGTTGCCTGTTGCGAACTGGCCCAGACCCATAGCATCTAGGATAAACGTCCCCCAATCAATGTGGGACATCGCGTCTGTTATGCCTTTTTGGAAGCCGTTAACAAGGGCGTCGCCAGCGTCTTGCCCTGCTTGCGCGAGTTTACTGGTGCCGGACTGACCAAATGATGCTGTGCCGAGATTCGGGGATGTTATCTGTTGGCCGATAATGTTCCCTGTGGATGTTCCAGGACCCCCACTACTCCCACCGCTGTAAATGCCTGCTTGATCGCCCGCGACTGTCGCAATCATTGACCCAAGTATCTCGCCGATGGCGGTTCCGATGCCTGTCCAATCGACATCGTGCTCCATATAATCAGCGAGCTTACCTGCAAGTGGCTGAATCCCATCCATTATGAGCTGCCACAGATCGCCAAGTCCGCTCTGAAAACCGCTAACGAAGTTCTTAGCAGCAGTTATACCCACGCCGACGAGATTTGGCTGACCAGTAGTGATTAGGGCAGTTGGGATGAGATCGCTTAAACCGCCAACGAGCGAGTTAAGTGCAAGTTGTATCGCATATCGAAGACCGGAACCAAGGGCGGTTCCAACGCCGGTCCAGTTGATACCTTGAATCCAATTCATGAGACTAATCTGAATATAGTCCCATACAGGCCCAATCGTGGCCATTGACAGTTTTATGGAGTTAGAAATATCATTTGGGATTTGGGTAGCAAGTGCGCCCCACGGAACGCTATTTTCCCAAGTCGTAAAACTTGTCTCTATAGTGTTCCAGATAGGTGTTAAGTCCTTTTGAAGATCATTCAGACCTGCGATGATTGCTATAGGTATCTTCTTGGCGTCCGCAGTCCAATTAACGCCATTGACCCAAGTGGTGAAGTCTGCTGACGCTGTGGTCCATATCTTCTTAAGGTCCGTTGTCAGCGTGGTTATGCCTGTGACGATCGCCGCTGATATCTTCTTGCCGTCGCCAACCCAATCAACACTGTTGTACCACGTAGTAAAATCCGTCGCGACCGTATCCCATATCGTTTTAAGATCCGCTGGCAGTTTGCTTACACCTGCGACGATCTGAGTGGAAATAGTCTCGCCAAGACCCTCCCAGTTGATCTTGCTTATCGTATTCCACATATCGGTGAAGCCGCTAGTAAAATCCGCAAATCCTGCTTTGTAGTTTCCACTGAGTATGTAACTCAGTCCGGAGGAGATGTGGCTTCCTAATGTAGTAAAAGCACCAGCCACGGTTCCAAGAGTGCCCTCAAGCTCACTAAGAGTATCTCGAAACTGTGCAGAGCTTGTATAAGCAAGATAAAATGCAGCGGCCATAGGCGCGATGATGGCGACTAATGCACCAATAGCTACCGTCGCGACGATTATCACCGGAGCAAGCAAAGCCATAACGCCTACGATGAGCGGAAGAGCTGTGACAACCGCACCGACGGCAGTAACGATAGATCCAAATGCTGAGATAAGCCCTCCAATGATTACTAGCGCCGGACCTATTGCAGCAACGAGGCCGACTACTACAAAAATTGCGTCAGCGACGGGCGTGGGAAGGTCACTGAATGCACTTGCTAAGTCACCAATTATGCCGATGACGTCTTTGATGAGTGGCATCAGCTGAGTGAATGCCGAGATCAACTTCTCGCCGAGAGGGTTCAAAGCGATCTCAAGGGCGTTCTTCATTATATCAATAGACTGTGCGAATGTGATGGTGCTGGCGCCGACGGTATTAAGACTAATTGACATCCCGTTAGACAACGCAATGAACTGCGCTGCAGTCAGGTTGCCGTCTTTAATCACGTTAAAAACGTTATCCGCAAAACGGGAACCAAATATGTTTGCTGCATCGCCAACAGAGATAAGGCCGTGCTGTATGCCGTAGAAAACACCCTGAAGCTGGTCGGCAGTGGTATTGCCCTGGATACCAGCATCCTTCATTGACTTGGTTACGTCATCGACCCACGCAGCGGGTTTGGCCGCAGCCATGCCCTTGCCAAGGTTGGCCCACGCATAGGCAATTCCCTGCATCGTGCGCGTGACATCCAAACCTTTACTTTCAATATCGCCGATTATTGGGATAATCTGTTGAAGCGAGAAACCAGCGGATTCAATAACCGGCTTATAGGTGGTAAGGTCGGTGAGGATCGAAGTAACCGGAACCCTGGCAGCTTGGGCTGCGGTATAAACCTGGTTCATGAAGCCTTCGGTCGCCTTTGCCGAAACACCCCAACTCTGTATAGCTGCCGTAAACTCAGAAGCGAGCGAAGATGCGCTTTCGCCAGTCATTCTCGAAACGTCGAGGATGTTCTTAGAAATCTCGGAGATAGCGTAGGCGCCCTCAGAGAGTTTGTTATTGACTGTTGTAAGGACTGTTGCCGTGTCAGTGAAACTATTTGGGACTGTTGAAGCAAGGTTATCAAACTGCGTCTCGAGGCCCGCGAGCTTAGAACCAGTCGCGCCCGTTCCTGCGATGATGATAGCATACGCTTTTTGAACATTATTGGCCGCAAGTAAAGCAGCGGCGCCGACTGCAACGATAGGTGCTGTAACCATCAGCGACATGCCGACACCAGCGGCGGTCATTGTGGCGCCGAATGCTTTTATAGATGCCCCTGCACTGGTTATAGCTGCCCCTATAGTTGCGAAAGGCGTTACCGCTGCAGCGCCGAATGCTTTTATAGATACACCGGCACTTGCGAGAGATGCATCTAACCCAACGCTGTCACCTAAGATGTGGACGATAATCGGCTCTACTGTTGCCATTTAGTTCCCCGTAGCTTTCTTTATGCGCTCACTGACTGCGTTCAGATACTCTACGTCGGCGCCTACGTCTTCATCAGGCAGCGTGGATGGTGGTGTAACCTCGTCGATTCTCACTGCGTTCTTTACTTCCTTCGCAAAAAGCGTCTCTACTACTTGGGGGGTAAGGTGAACCGGTGCGACTTTGCCTTCGATCTCGCCGCGCATAACCTGTTGCAGGTATGCACGATCGCCTGTAGCGTCACGCGCAGCCGCTTTTTGCGGCTTCTTGCCGGACATCCCGTAGCTTACGCCGTAGGCGATTACATCAGCGAATCGCTCTTCGTAAGCTAGATGGGCTGCTATCATCTCATGTAGCTCTACCAGTGCATAGTCCCACCAGAATTCACGGGGACGTAATTTTAACGTTCCGTATGCGTGCTTCTTTAACTCTCCCCAGTCAAGGGTCCATTTTTTTCTGCGGCTGCTACTTGGCCTTCTTCCGCTGCCTTTTGAGCCGCAGCAATCTCCTCGTCAGTAATTCCGAACGCGTTTTGTAGGGCTTTATCCACTTGCTCCGAGTAATATTTTATTTTAGCAAGTTCCATCATGTCGTCCAGCTCTTCGAGTTTAAGCATCCGAGTTTCCCAAAGAAGCCCCGCCCAAAGAAACACCTTGAGCTGCGACCATGACATCCCCATCCCCGCTCTCTGCCATCTAAGGATAACCGAGATAGGTGTGGTCGGATTGCCTGTATTCACATCCGGATAATGATTCTCTATCTTTTCTATTGCTCCCATTTTAAAGTCGATCCGTCGAACATCGTTGTCCTTAAAGACAACTTCGACCGACGTATCTGATCCTGCCCCGTTCATATTGCGTCCTCCTTTCGGTCCTTTCACGGGCTTGTCGTGAACTATGGATTCATCGCCGTTCGTGACAGCTCCTCCTTTCGCTTTTCTGAGCCCATCTGTTCCAAGTCCTGCCTTTCGTTCTGCCATACTTTTCCTCTAAGGAACCGTGAAGATTCCCATCGAACCGTGTGCCTGCATGTTTGCGTCGCAGTTGAGCGTTATCATGCCATACGTTGCCGAGTTCGGATCGGGATCAATGTAGTGATCCAGATAAGGGATAACGAACGACTTTTCGACGTCTGCCTGTAAGACATTCATCACGAAGTTATGCAGGCCTGCATCGTTTGTTCCCGCCGCGTTGGCACACGCCAATGGCATACTACACGCCACTTTGCATACTGCGGTAACAGTCACACCCCAGGCACCTGCAGTCTTGAGAGTCAAGAAGTTGAGATTGCCTGTAGGCGTGAATGTCACGGTAGCTGGTAACGAACCTGTGACAAATGTTTCCTGTGCAGTTCCTAATGCAGTTAACGCGGTTACGACCGGCGGTGAAGTCGTCAGTCCTTCTTTGAGTGGTTCCGGTTCGGGTTCCTGTGACACAGGCGTTGCCCATCCATCAGTTTCAGGTTCCGGTTCCACCGTGTCAGTTACTTCTTTGCTTTTAGCCATTTTACGACCCCACTTGGAACAAACCTACGTTAAACGACGTGGCACTACTGTAATTTATGCTTATGTTGCCGTCATCATCAATGAAGTCGTTTGTGTGTGCTGTAGTGTCGAAGTTAACTGATATGTCTGCACTGCCAGCAACGGCAACAACAAGGTCCGCGCCGCCTAGCCATAATGTCGCTGTCCGCGCCGTGGTGTAATTGTTGACTAAACCAGCGGCGGCGTCGATTGTGACTGCATTTCCGTTGACCGATAATACGGTGCAGTATTCGCGCCCCGCACTGTCTACGATTGTACACTGATTGCCGACGTTGAACTTGCTGCCCAATGTAACGTTAATCACTGCTTGACCTGCATTTGCATTGCTAGTAAGCACTGAGTTGACTGGCGCGGCCCCTCCTGGGCGCGTCGTGGGAATCGTGACGGTGATCGATGGAACGCCGGCGTTCTGGAACCTAATAAATTCAGGTTTTGAGGACGGCTTGAACCGATCTCCGCACGCTGTCGCTGCAGCTAATGTCTGCTTGACCCCAACTGTGGTTATAGGTGTAGGCGTTAAACTCGCCATGATCTCCTACTCCTACGATGCCATCGTTGGGAATGTAAGCGGTCCGTCTGCAGTGAACGTTCCTTTTAGAGTAGCTTCTGTCGCTACTTGGTAGTCAAGCGTTGCAGTTTCCATGTATCCAAATCCCTGCGCCACATAGCCGCCAGGGAATAGAAGTTCGACTTGAACCCGGCCTGGTTGGTTTGCAGAGTTGTCCATAAACGTTGATCGTATGTAGTCTATGGTCGCTTCTGCGTGAACACCGTCGGACTGAAGCCAGTGCATGCCAGTAAAGTCTATTGACCAATCACGGTCGCCGGGTACTCTGTATGTCCATCTGTTTGAACCTTTCCAGTTAACTGCAATAGTCGTCATCTTAAGGTTCAACGTGCATCCTCTTTGACCGAAAAGCGTTGTCCACGTGCTAGCTATATTCAGTTTTAGCAGTACGTCGGTCCCGATCAAGGGAATTTCGCCAGCCATTTTTTATTACACCTCTTTTAGTTGTTTCCTTTAGGAAACGGGTTTAGTTCGGGTTTCACGCCTGCCGGATATTGAACTGAAAGATAGTTGAGCCCTTCCACGTTCTTCGATCGCGTTGGAGCGCACTAGGAACAGTTCGTTCGTGAATTTGAAGGTAGTTAAAGAAGCCATTGTCTAGCACGATATTTATGCTTGTTATTGCCGCTCTAATATCGTCTATGGCGTCTTTCACCGCGTTTGAATTTTCGCTTTCATCCCATACATTAATAGTTGCTCTAAGCTTCTCAATCGTGGTCGTCTTCGTCTGGATAGTTGAGATTATGTCCACGCTCGCTATTTCAATATATGGGGGCGGTTGGTTCTTCCGTGGCTTTTCTGAAACATTCCAGTCTGGAAGTGCCGCTTCAATGCGGCCTACTAATGCAACTTGTAAATCGTATGCAGCGGAATTTAGTGTCATAAACCTATCAGTTCACTTAATGCAAGTTCAATTTGCAGCATTAGCATTGCAGGAAGCTTTTCTTGCGCTAGGTATGCAATATATTGTTTGCTCTCCACACCTTTCTCCCCGATTGTGCGAGCGACCACGTATGCGAACTGTTTGTTAGTATATGATGTGCTATTGTGCCTCGAAGCCCACCCTAACAACGCCGCTACTGGAGGAGGTGTAGAACCAGGAGCGCGAGCAAATGGATTGGCGGGGACGGCCTCAATAGCCGTTGAATATTGTGCCATTGAACGCAGTTGTGCATCAAAGATCGCGGTCGGAGTCGCGGGTACTATATCTATCAATGACTTCGCGGCCCCGGTGTCAACCTTGATATCATCTTTGGCCATACCCTCAGCTTCTTCGAGGGCTATGTTGACGCCCGCTGCACAGCTCGCCGGAGCGATAGCTGCGAACGCTTCTAACGAGGCGATACAAGCTATGTCATCCACATAAACATCTGCCATTCTCTCTCTCCGTATCGTTCTTTCGTGATTTATACTTATTTAATTAGCTCATATCAAGAATTGGGTTGATGAATATACGCCCCCTGACTGCGACGAGTGTCGCCGGCTCTTGATATATATTTGATGGCAACATGGGTGACGGAAACGTAACTTGCGCCATGTGGTCCCAAAGTATCGGCGTCCCGTAAGATTTCGTAGCCGGAAGGATCGTGTCACCTGGAAGCAAGCTGAACATAAACATGCTGATAATCTTTGTCACAGCTGCGCCGTTGGCGGTGGTGTACTGGTTCTGCAACGGAGTAACCATCGTGATAGTAAAAGTTCCAGGATTTATCGTCGCTATTTGATTGACTTCACTCCCACTCGCGCTTGTGATATTCACGATGTCCCCAGGCGCGAAGTCGAGCGTGCGCCAGCCATCATTAGGGCGTGGGGCGAACCCGCTGACCTGAGCGACTTTGATACTTGGTTGACCGGCGTTTGCAGTAACCGTCACTAGACTGCTCGGCGCCGTATCCAACATTACGAGCATAGTTGAAGTATCTTTCTTGATCTGGCTAATGCCATTAAAACTCGCCTTCCACGTTACCGAGCCGCCCGTTATATCTCGCGGCGTAACTCCATCCGGCATAACTGTATTGACAAAGACGTTCAGTGATGCTTGCTCATCCATATGAATGTCCACGATCATGCCAGTTGCAACGATTGATCCATTTGTCATTATCTCACCCTAGAGTTATCGAGCTTTGTATTACCCCTGTAAGCACGCAGGATGGCCACGCCATAAATTCAAACGGGATAACTACCGGGTCATCATTACCGTAGGCTACATCCCCTGATTCGTCAACGAAGCGACCTCCCCGTGATAACGCGAATAGTCCGAACTCAGTGGTAAAGAAGTTACCGTTGCGATACGCAGTTAGCCCTTCATCGGTTATTATCATTGAACGATCCGTGACATTCACGCCTCTTCGAGGATCGCTATGCCTCTAAACAGGCCGCGTTTATAGCCGCCAATAACAAACTCTGCAATATGCGTGTATTCACCAGGAGCGAGGCCTACAGTTTCCCAACCTATTATTGTTATGACAATAGTCCCGTCGTCATTGATCTCTATGCCGCCATCTGCGCTAGTCTTTGTAACAACGTCGCCAGAGCCCCCCTGCAGACGCCATTGAACGATGCCATTCGCCAGCGTAGTCTCGATCGTCGCTTTGGTGCTATCTGTATAAATCGTTGCGCCTATTTGTTTAAACTCCCCTATGGTGATTGGCGGGTCTATAATATCCTGATACCTTAACATTACTCTAAATCTCCATCAAGGTCTGTTTGATCTAATGTAGAACCTTCGAGCCATAAAGGAAAACCAATAATCGCCCAAGAAATTTGCGTGGCAAGTTCAACATCTGGAACAACCCCCTGCACGATGTGCATGCTAATCAAAGGCGCGAGAGCTTGTAGGAGTATGTCAGGAACTTTTGGAGTCACACCGACATCTACGTGTGGTTTCAACGCAGCTAACGTGACATTAGGAACAACCACTTGAGAAAAGGCGTGGCCTATTGCAGGTGGAATTGCTACTGAAGAGACGTTAGGAACGACCGTCTGGGTCGGCCCTACGTCTACCGACGGTTTGTTCGTCGCGTCGGTCACGTTCGGAACGACAGTCTGGATTGGCCCTACGTCCACCGAAGGTAGTATCGGCGCCGCTATTGCTACATCTGGTGTTGAAGGCACTACTCTAATGCCTACTGTTGGAGCGTCAGGGGCAAGTGACACATCTGGCACGACGGACTGAACTATCGTTACATCCCTACCGTACATCACGTCTCCCGATTCATCCACGAACCGACCGCCCCGCGATAACGCCTGCAATCCAAACTCAGTAGTAAAATAGTTACTGTCGCGTACCGCGAGTAATCCTTCGTCGGTCACGGCAGTTTGAACGATGCGCCGGTCGCTGCCGTATGTTACATCTCCAGATTCATCGACGAACGGCCCTCCGCGTGATAACACGAGTAGTCCAAACTCAGTAGTAAAGAAGTTGCCATCACGTTTTGCGGTTAGCCCTTCGTCAGTTACTATCATGGGGATACTGGCACCAACGGTAAATAAGTCAAATTGTAATGCGCCATCGCGGCATCAATCGTAGCGAAGTCGATGTACCCACCTAGAATTGTTATCGCGTTCGGCCCTACCGGAGTGTCTACCCAATTAATGATGTTTACTTGATACCATACTCCGGTTGAGTTGTTGACATAATCTCCGTTCGGATTAAGCACCATTTGATACAAATTATGACCTGACGCGGCAGTTTTATACATTTTACACCTACGTTGTAGAGTTTACCGTCCATCCTAAGTTAGTTGCTATAGATTGTGTGCACGAACCCGCGCCTGTTGCGCCGGTTATCCGTATTACCTGCCCGCCCGAAACTGATGGGAGCGACGTGAATAGGACGTTAAGTTGGGCGGCAGTCATCGTTGTGTATGCTACGTCAATCTGCGGGGGTGTAGCGTAAAGGAACGTTGATGATGGGCTAAACGTTAGGCTCTGTAATCTGTTCGGTTTGCCACTAGCTCCTGCTGCGTTTATCACGCTGAAAAGTGTGTTCGGGAACGACGGGTTGCGTAGTTGTTCGCAGCTTGTGAGCATTGAGTCTGCTTGCACGGGTGTTGCGCCTCCGAATACGCCACCCGTCACGCCACCAGTTAACGTTAGATTTGAGAGTGAGTAGCAGGCGTTGAACATGCCCGTCGCGTTGGTTAGGAGTGGCATTGGAGGGAGTGTGATTGATTGGAGTGAGTAGCAGTATTGAAACATGCTCGTCGCGGTGGTAAGTAGTGGCATTGGGGGGAGTGTGAGGGATTGGAGTGAGTAGCAGGCGTTGAACATGCCCGTCGCGTTGGTTAGGAGTGGCATTGGAGGGAGTGTGATTGATTGGAGCGAGGAGCAGTTTTGAAACATACTCGTCGCGTTGGTTAGGAGTGGCATGGGGGGGAGTGTGATTGATTGGAGCGAGGAGCAGCCGGAGAACATACTCGTCGCGGTGGTAAGTAGTGGCATTGGAGGGAGTGTGAGGGATTGGAGTGAGTAGCAGTATTGAAACATGCTCGTCGCGGTGGTAAGTAGTGGCATTGGGGGGAGTGTGATGGATTGTAAGGAATAGCCGTACATAAGTGACAGACCCGTCAGCGCCGCCCCGTAGGTGATAATGCACGATTGGAGTTGTAAGGGGTGCGGCCCGCCTGCTGTCGTGTACCAGATAATTGACGTAAGCGACGGCGTGTTAAATACCGCGCTTAAATAGCCGTGGTACTGAGGGTTTGTAGCGAGGTTGTGTGATTGGATGCTCCATGTTTTAAGGGCAATTCCCGCTTTAGATGAGGTGATGGTTATAACAAACGTCGTGTATCCCAATGAGCATGACTTGCCCGTTCCGACTGCGTATGTGTGCTGCGCGGCCGTTCCGCTTGTATAACTTGCTATAATTCCGTCACCCCAGTTGACCTGATACGGTTGTCCTGAAACCGTTGTGGCTGAGAAAGCGTACGTAGCGAGTGACAGGTCATTCACAATAAACTGGATTCCACCTGCCGGGCATGTCATTATCGGCCAGTCAGCGGGCGGTTGCCAGTTGTTGTAGGTTCCGTAGCCAGTGCTAGGAATATTGGTGTATTGCGCTGCTGCTTTTTTACTGCGTGTTCCTAAGCCCATAGTTTATCCTGTTATAGTCCAGCCTTTGCCTGCGGCGAGGCTGTGTAATGCGGTGCTTGAAATCGTGCTCGTTGAACCCGGAGATGATGATGCGGGTATAAGCAAAACAACTGACGTGTTCACGTTGACCGTTTGTATTGGGTTGCCATAGAATACTGTTCCACTTCCATCGCTTCCACCGAACGTTATTGGTGTCGCTGGAACTGCCTGCGTGGCGATTTGAAATGTGTTAGCGGTTGTATTCAGCACGACATACGGCGTGTTCACCGAGAATCCTGTGGTTGTCGCTAGTGTCGGGAAGTAAACGAGTGTTCCGTTGGGGATTCCGTGAGCTGTGAGGTTAACTACGCTTGTCGCTTGCGTGAATGTGACAGACCGAGCCGTGTTGATGCCTGTGCCGGTCATCTCCATTCCAGCGACTAAGCCGGTCGTGCTTGCCATTGTAACCGCTGTTGAACCCAACGTCGGCGTTCCGTTCAGCGTGATAAGCGTCTCACCTGTGTCGCCTGTTATATTCACCGTCTTTGCTAGGTTGTTTGGAAGTGAGCTGAATATCGTGTTAATTTGTGCTGCCGTGAGTGTGCAATAGGATATGTCGAGTTGCGGAGGTGTTGCATAAGCGAACG